ATTTTGAAAATATATAGAATTATTATCAAAATAAATATATAAAAAAAATAATAGGAAATTTAAAATAAAAAAACATCGCGAAAGTGCGGATGGGCCAGTATTTGTAGAATATTTTGTAAATAATTCCTCTAGAACCTCTAGAACCCCTAGAATCCCCAGAACCCCTATATATTTATAAAATCCCTAGAATCCCTAGAATCCCTAGAACATCTAGATCTATTATCTATTATCTTATCTATTATTTTTTCCATCTGTATGTACAATGTAATGTCTTTCCCCTATTAAACCATTAAACAAACCATATCCTCTCTATAGGATTTGTATATTTTCATTTTTAAGACCCTCTTTTTGCCTATTCTGGCAACAATTCTTTCTTATTTTGCTTCTTTTTTCAATAATTTATTGTAAAAAGTCTGACGATATTGTTCCAATAAAGATGCAACAAGATCATCTGCTTCAGGATATGATCTGAAAGATTTGAGGGTTTCCCATGCAATATCATCTGCATCATATCCACTCAACACATTGAACTGGCAGGTATTCTTTTTAAAATCTTCAACTATTTTAAATATCATTTTTTCCCTTATATATTTTTTTCTTTTATTTGCAAAATCATCAAACGTTCCAGGTTTTTTAATCTTTGTTCCATATCTTGCATTCGTTTATACATTTGTTCATCTCCTCCTTGTTTTATCATTTCTAAAAGAATTGGTTTTTTCTTATCATAGTTGCCTGCATTTTTTGCATTTATCAGTTGTTCCTGGGTAAAGGTTTGACCAATCAATCGCTGGGCCCATCCTGCCTTCAATGGCCAAGGCACTCCCAACGCCTCTAGTTGTTTACGATTCCATCCACCCCGACTGCTTTTCAGTTCATTAAACATCTCCCTTTTAAACACTATTTTATTATCATTCATATTATTATTTCCAAAATAATTGCATATGATGCTTAAGTTTCTCTGCCAGTTCTTTTGCTTGATCCTCGTTATCTGCCTGCACAGTTATGGTGCTTTCACAGTTCTTTTCCACTTTTACCGTGTATAACATATGTTTTCAGGCTCATTTTAATATATTCACTTGCTTTTTCAACGTTTTTTGTTCTTTTTGATTATTTTTACTGGGGGTGAAGAAGAAGGATGGGATTGTTTCATTTTTGGCAGTTGTACCATGCACAACAATAAAAGTTCCAAGGCTAGTGTAACAAAGAATCCGGTCATTAACGATCTTATGATTCTGATTTTACGATTGTTGCTTTTTTTAAGGCAATAAATCTCTGCCTGGTTCATAAAATGAATATTATATCTTTTTTTCTGCCATGCTGGTCCAACCATTTTTGCCAGTAAACTGTGTTATTTCATATCCTTTGTTTTCTAAAAAATCATAGATGTCATGGTTTTTCAAATGTAGATTTTCAAAATATATCTTTCTGACAAGATATTTGCCTAAATCCAGATCTTTTATAATATCGTCATCCATTCCTTCAGCATCAATATAAAGAATGTCTAGCAGATTTAAATTGTATTTTTCGAGAAGCTGATTGATTCGAATTGATTCCACGTTGCTTTGCAAGATCCGGTCGGGATCAAGGCCATGTTTGATGATGTGCTCTTTGCTTGTTCCTGCCACTTCAAACAGGGGACCATCATCCAAATGATGATAAAATGTTATGGTTTGCTCCTGCCCTGTTGATATTGCCAAATTCAGCACATGTTTGTTTTTTACATGTTTATAACATTCTCTTATGCTGGTGTTGTGTACCCTTAAAGGTTCCACAAGAATCAGTATTTCAGGTTGTTGATCTTTTATAATATCTGAGAGATCATCCCAGGCACATCCTGTTCCAATCTGAACAACTTTCACCAGTTCCTGTTCCTGTTTCTTTTTACTTTTTAAAAAAGTCTATGATTTTAAATGCCATCCATATCAATCCAAAACAAATAAAGAAGAATGGTACTATGCCTGCAAACAAAGTATCAATGCTTAGTGCAATCATTTTTTTATATTAACATTTGAATGTTGAAAATCAACTGGGTTATTTTTACAGAACAAAATATATTTATATATTTTTTTTACTATATATAATGGTTTAATATGCAGTAAATATTAAAACTTAATGAAAAGATGGTTTAATCTAGCTATTAAAACATTTGTTAATGATTGCAGTGTGGGTCTTGCGTTAATTTTTATAGGATTTTTATGTGGAATGTGCTTTCAAAGCTTGTTGCTTTTTTTAAAAAATATTTTAAAAACAATAATAATGTAAAAACCGCTGTAGCAGTTTGATTACTTGTTTTTTGCAAACTGATACTTTATGGTCAATCCCAAAGATTATTATAATAAATGCTGAAAAGTTTCAATCCTCGTTTTTGACGTTTCATTCCTCTATTATCTTTATAATCAAAATCTGGATGATCACTTTTTATTTGATATTCAAAAGCAAATATAATATCATCCAACACATCTCGCCATTCCTGTTCGGTTAATGATTCTAAATTTGGTCCAGGAACAGGATTATTCAATTCAACAACAGTTCCATCTTTTTTATCTTTGTGATAACGAATGCTGGTGCCATGAAAGTTGTTGCGCATATGTTTTAAAGGAGGCAAAGCTTTTCGTGCAATATACCATGCCACGTTCCAAGGATCAGTTTCATTGTATCCATTCACATGTTCCTGAAAGAAATATTTTACCCTTTTGAAGAAATCCAGCACATACCAATTCATCAGCTTTTCGAACAATGATATGTGAACAATCTTGATGTTGTTTCTTTCCAACATATCTTTTATTTTTTGTTGAATTTCCTGTTCGTTCATTTTCGTTTTTTGGATTTTACTTTTTTCCAAACTCTAGAATGCTTGTCCAGATTCACACTCCAAAGCATAATTTTATTGTAAATTGGATAACCATATCCATCACCCCAACGCATGATGGTACGGCTAATCAGGTCTCCAATAAAATATAAAACTCTGCTGAAAAACAACTTCATTTCCATCTCCATTCACCTGTTTGATTGTCATAAACAGCATATCCCCGCTGAACTGCTTGTCTCTCCATCTTTTGCACTTGATATTCTGAATATTTGTAATAACCACAAAGAATCAAGGCAAACATGAAATAAACAAAATGCACATTGCTGAACAGCATTGGATATTTAAAGTTATTCATGAGTCCATGGTAAATGCAGTCCATGGCTTGTCAAATGTTTTTATATATATTATTTTTTTTCGCGAGTTCCGCCGTAATGACTGGCTCCGGTACTTCCTTTGGGTATCATTCCCTGTTTTATCATACCCTTCAACAGTTCACCTTTTTCATTTGCATCATTATGTTCCTCATCCTCATGACCTTCTAAATCCCTTTTGGCATTGAAGCTCATTTTTAATATGCGCCGAAGTTTGTCTTGAGGACTGATGCTGCTGTTTCCTGCAATAATCAAAACTCTTTCAATAAATTGTGGCATTTTCATTCCTGCAACATAATCTTCGGCATCTTCATCATTAGCTTCTATTTTTTCACTATCCAAATCAATACCCTTATTTTTCTTTAACCAAGCTTTAATACGATCAGATTCATCCCCAACCAAATCCAAATCATAATCTCTGACTTTAATAAATGAAGATATGGTTTTGTAAAGATTATTAGCAGCATCTACTCCTTTGAGTAGAAAAAAGTTATACCATCTATCATCAGTATCACCATCTTTCTCAGCTGCCCAGTAATATCCACCTCCCAAATCTGTTAATGGGCCGTGATAAGGATGAGCTTTTTCAGATGGCTTTGCAGCCATATAATTTTCAAAAATCATATGAACATCCCGATTCATATGATTATTTAGCAAATTTAACTTAAAATACTAACAAGTTTTGTCTTTATATCGTTGCTGAAACGATGCAAGAACTTGTCAATAGCTAGATTAGCAGCATCTACTCCTTGTGTTTTTTCAATATTAACAATCTGATCATGATCCAGTGTCACACTCAGAGTTGATGCTTTTTTGCCATCCTTAACAAAGTTAGTTTCCATGGTTATTTTCATAAATTTACTTAGCAAGAAGATTTAAAAAGCTATATTTTTAATATAAATATATAGTATAAATACAATTATGGAATATAACAATCATGTTGTTTGCAGGGCTTATAATGAAGCAATTGAACTAGAGCTGGTTAAATTGCAATTGAATAATCTGGGATATACCCAAGATGACATAACCAATATGCTGAATGAAGGCGGATTGGATAAGCTTAAAAAAATAGCCAAAGGTGCATTAAAGAAAACCATACCGGCTATTGCATTGGGCGCAGCTGCACTGGGCGGTGCCAGCAAAGCACAAGCGGAAACTCCTTTTGGATGGCGAGCCGGAACAGGTCAACCCACAGCAACTGTGGCAGGAATGTTGGGCGGTGCATTGGCAGGCAGTCAAATAGGAAAAAGTGTCAGCAAAGGAAGTGATGCAGGAAAAATAGGAGCAGGAGTTGGTCTTGTTGCAGGCGGAGCATTGGCTAATTATTTTAGCGGACCCAAGGGAAAACAACAATCACCTCAACAAGTTCAGCAACAAACACCTTCTGCTTATGGAAAAGGAAGTGATTTTGGTGGAAATGAAAAAGGAACTGCCAGGGAAAAGGGTCCTTCGTTGGGAAATGAAATTGAAACGGTGCGAGGATCTGAAAAAGATGTGGAGGGTGGACTGGAATTTAGCGCTCAAAAAGGTGGAGGCATGCCATCAGGAATTGAAGATGCTAATGGAATGGTGAAAAGTCCTTTCAGTGATTTTGTTTTCAGCAAAAAGAGTCCAGGTATCCAAAGTGGTCAAACCATCCGGGATCCTTTCACCGGACAAAATTTCAAAATTCCCTGATTATTTTTTATTAAATTCTTTAAGCGCAACAAGCTTATTGTATTGATTCATCACTTGTTGAAGATATTGACATTCCAGCTGACCCCCCAAACGTTTTATAATCTCTTCACATTCTTTCAGATTCAGACGATTCACCTTCTTCTTTTTCTTCTTTTCGCTCATATAGTTATTTAATCTTTTACATATAAACTTATTTTTTAATAATAAATGGTAATTTTTGAAATATTTCTTCTGGTGTGGGCTTGAAATCAATAACATCAGCCCTGCCCAAACCTGCCGGATTTTTTCCATTATTTACAAAATCTATTATGTCTTGTTCACTGAGTATATTGTCACATTCCCGATGGGCAATGCTTTGCAGTTTTCTCTTGATATCTTTTATTTCCATAAAATAACTCAAATGCCATCCACCCTGACTCATGGTTATTCTTTTACATTCTTTTGTGTAAGGATGTGTGATTCTGTAATAATTAAAATCTTTTATCAAATTTGAATCTTTTACCACATATGCCCGGTTTTCCCAAAGATAAGGATATACCCAATTGAAATTGTAATGAAAGAAAATCATGGGCAAATAAACAGGATCATTGACCGCATCATATATTTTTGTTCGTTCCTCCTGATTCCAATGCATCACATTAGGTATTTCATCCGCATCACAAACAAACACCATGTATCTTTTACCTCTGTACATTTGTTGAATCAATTGTTGACTGGCATTTCTTTGGAAAGATTCTCGATACCAATGCTCATGATTATCCAACATCCAATCATGATATTGATGTTCCTCTTTCCATTCTTTTGTCATGCTGGGAAAACTATCCAGTATGACCCATTCTATTTTGTCTTTGTAAGGCTCAAACCATTCAGCAAACTTGTCTTTATATAGTAAATCTTTTTTGTTTCCGGAATGAGTGATCCAAGATTCCACAATAAAGAATCGATCAACATGAGGATATAGATACCTCAACCGAAGCTGAACAACAGGTTCGCCGTTGAAGCTGAAAGTATCAACTAAACTTATTTCGGACATTATTTGTCCCGCTCAACCAACATCTGATCAGCTATTTTATAAGATTCTGTACAAGATGTTTCAGTATAACCCTTTTGCATGATGATGGCATGTAATGCAATGCATGCAAAAATGTCTCTTAGTTCACTGTCGTTTTCTTTCATACCCCTCCAGTATAACTGGATCTTTAATATATCAATTTATTTTACTTTTAAATCTTGCAGTTCCACGTATTTTTGCAAAGCTTCTTCCGGATTCATATCTTTTACATTATTTTCAGGTTTTTCTTCTTCTTCTTGCTTTGTTTCAGGACCAGATGTTTCTGTCATTTGTTTTGCACTATTCAATCCATCTTGAAGACTTTTGATTGACCGATTGATTTCTGGACTATTCAGTTCAACTTGCGCACCTTTAAGTCGTTGCAGTTCATATTTCAAAACACCTTCCAAATGACCCAAGGCTTTAGCATAACCCATCATTTTATTGCGAAATTCCTCTTCCGAAGATTCTTTTATAATTCTGCGGCTTTCGACATATTTTGAAAACATATCAATATCAGTTTTACGCATACAATTATTTATCTTTTTATATGAAATAAAAAGACTTATATCGTTTATTTTAAATGGTAATGTTTAATTTTGTATTTAAAACATATACTTTGTTGGCTTGCGATTCATCAGGATCATTCAAAGTTACCCGCTTCTTTTCACTAAAATTATAAGTTTTTCCATCAGTAAGATCCACAAGTTCATGTTCGTAACTGTTTTTTCCTGATGTATACATTTTCATATAAACGTTATGATTAGCCCGTTGCAGACTTTCATGGTCAAAGAAGCTAAAAACTTCTCCAGGTTTTACCTTGCTGAATTCCACCATGCTTTCCTTATCTTTGCTTTGAATTGAGTACTTCATCCACCGATCATATCATGAAGATATGGTTGTCAACTATTTTGCTTCAACTTGTTTTAATTTTATATAATAATCAGGACGTTCCCACAAATGATCACTTGCTATCTGCCTAGCAATTTTGGGACATTTGGTATGCTCCATTTCCACGTCTGTTCCCTGTTGCAATTCTTTCATAACTCTCTCAACACTCACACCATGCTTGTCGGCAATCTGCTTTTCAGTTTTACCAGCAGCCAATCCATTCAACAAACTTTCAACCAATTGATCATATCGCATATTAGTATTTATTAAATAATTTTATGGATCTGGTGAGTTTTCTTATTTGTACCGGGGTTTTGTTTTATGTGTTGAGTGTGATTGTGCGTTACTGACCATTCAAATATTTTTCAATCTTTGTTTTCAGTTCTGCATTTTCCCTCAATCTTTTGCGCCGTTCCAAGCTGGTTATAAATAATCCCAAGCTGATAGGAAAGAATATTCTCAAGAAGAATTGTAAGTGATCTTCTGCTGTAAGCATATTAAAGTAAGTGGTATATAATTCGATCATGCCCCATATTGTATAAAGCATGGCCGGTATGAACAGCATATAAAAAGTTTTGTTACACCTTTTCATATTTTTAAAATATTCAATTATCCTGTTCATTCTCAATTATTTAACAAATATTGATTTTAATAGACATGTTTTAAATAAAAATGTGAAGAAACTTATATTCTGTTTTCTTTTAGCTGGATGTGCAACTGACAACAGTTATGTCGTTCATGACCCTGAAAAGAACACCAGCGAATATAATCTCTTAGACAGTCCAGATGGCATGCAGGATCCTAATCTGAGGGCAAAGACTATTATTTTTAAATATTAAATTATATAATTTGTTTTATTTTTAATATAAATTATAATATGTATATCAATACAAGTAAAAAATGGTGTACTTTTTGGTGCTGGAATAATAGCATTAATTGGTCTAAGATTAGCTAGAAAGAAATGAACCAAGATATGTCTTTATCACAGGCTATTAAGACTGCTGCAAATCTTAATACACCTTCCTCAGTTTATTTTGATAATTTTCTGCCTACTTATAAAAGGTATCATAAGAGGCAGAACATCAGAAGAGCAGTTTGCAAAATTGGTTCTGGTTTTGCAATCTTTATAGTTGCGTGTCTCTGCTATTCAGCTATAAATAATGGTAATAGATTGGACATAGATACAGCTTCAGGAGATAAAATGGCACAACATAATACACATGGCAAAACAGTGGTGTTTGAAGGAGATGTAAGAGAGGTTACTAATTTTATTAGAGAGCATGTCAAAGAAAAATCACAAACACTGCATTTAAAAGAATATTTTGAAGCTGATGTATGGGGAGTATATGTGCAGGGTGAAGAAAAGTTTAGATATTATTATCAGTGTCTTGGACATGGAAGATATTCAATTTTTATCATTCACGAATAACATATAATATGCCATTCAATTTTTTAAACAAAGATAAGTGTATGAGAGATTACTATTATCATGTAACTGATATTTGGAATAGATTAGGTAATGATCATCCTATAAAACAAGTTTTAACATCATTAATATTTTTGGGCACACTTGGATTGTTAATCCATTTTATTCTTAAGATTTTTTATAACGATTTTTAGTTTCAATTATTCTTTATCCTGATAGGCAGGAACAGACCAATCATCCACTACAAAGCATTTTTTGATTTTGTATCTATAACATTTCTCAATAAACTCTGTGCACATTCTTTCATATTGACTTCTAGCAGTAGCTTTGCCCACAAGCATGGTTCCCCATACTGGATCATATATCCATAATTTGTTTTTATATTCAAATATTGAAACAGCATGTCCAAATATCTGTTTATTATTTTTATCATCTCCAAGATAGTACGTGAACCCGTATATTGACGAATATGCATGTACATCGCTCTTTAAAATTAGACTGGCACGAGAAGAATGTATCAAAGCTTCAATAAAACAGGAATTGGGCAAATCTGTATAAAACTTAGAAGATGTACCGTATACACGTTTACCTTCTAATATACCAACAATGAAGGAGACGTAGGTTATAGCACTAAAAACACCTAATATAACAAGTGGTTTAATTAATCTCTTACAGAAGCTATACAAGCTTTTCGTATAATATTATTTATATAGCGGAATATACAAACTACTAGTTCCTACAGTTATAGATAAAAATAATGATGTTAATGTTCTGGTACCTGCAACAGGCACAGTTGATTGAGCTTTTAACATGTTGATATCTATTATATTTGCTGATAGTGTACCCGCAACTATGAGTTTATTATATGGTTCATCTGTTATTGTGCCTATAAAGCTTAAATCATTTGCATTTCCTGCAGGGTAAGTGCTTTGAAATATCAATCGCCCACCTCCTGCTGTAGCTCCATATGGTACCAGGAACATGTAGCCAGTTGTGCCTGGGGTAATTGTTATAGGGTTTGCAGTCAAAGCTTGATTAATACCTGTATTAATATTGGTAGGAGTTGCAGGAAGCGGGGTAATAGCAAGAGCATTAGCGAGTAAAGGATTGCTAGAGGTACCATAAAGAAATCCCATATTTGTTGGACCAGATGGAGATCTATCTACAAAAAATGCATTTAATGATTTTAATATTATAGTGGTATTTTGTGTTGAGTATATTGGAATTGTATAGTACTCTGTGTTTGTAATTGCTGATGCTATATCAACGGATCCCGTACTATAGCCTTGTGATCCCCAACCTGCTATAGATGCAAATCCATTAATACCTGCTGCTCTAGTCATTAAGCCTGCAGCAATAGTACTAGCAGCTAACCCTGGGGAAGCTGTAGAAGCTAAACTGTTAATTAAAGAGAAGAAATTATATCCGATTAAATCTTGATTTGATGCTATTGTTGTGACTGGCGTACCTATACCTACATTGCCTGTGCGTGTTATAACAACATTTTTTGAATTGTTTGTTTCTAGAAATAAGTTATAATTATCATTAGTTCCAATATTAATATCAGAAGCACGAGTATTACCGCCATCAACAATAATAGAAGCACTAATACTGTTTAATTGAGTATATGCATTGTAACCTGAATTCCAATTGGCACTATTAGAATTTACTGTGGTATAATTAGAATCGTATTTTGCAGAGTTAGTATTGAATGAAGTATATACAGAAGACCATATGGCACTATTGTTCTGTGTTGTACTATAAACACTATTCCATGATGCTGAAGTAGTAGCTAGTAAACTAATATTTACACCAGAAAGATAAGCAGCCGAATTGGATGTTAAATTGGTATAAGCTTGAGACCAATTAGCACTGTTCGAATTAGTTGTAGTGTAGTTAGAATCGTATTTACCGGAATTAGCATTAAAAGAAGTGTAGGCAGATTCCCATCTTGCACTATTAGTATTGGAAGTGGTATAATTGCTGTTCCATTGATTGCTGTTGCCACCTAGAACTGTAATAGTTCTATTACTGCTAATAGCACCATTAACTGTAAGTTCAGTACCAGGAAAACTTTCATTAATACCAACAAATCCTTTGCCACCTGGATTAGCATTGCCCACATGCAACACTTCAATTCCATCTCCATCATAAAAACTAGCCACATCATAAGGACCTGCTGCTTGAAACACATATAACGCAGGTCCCGGTCCTGTATTAACGACGCTTAATGCACTAGTTGTGGTGAATATTGTGTTGGCAAATGTAGCTGTTCCTTTAGCAGTTAAATTACCCAATACAGTTACGTTGTTTTGAAAAATTACATTAGTATTTGTAAGAGCATAATTAGAGCTGTTTGAATTTACATTTGTATAAACACTAGACCAACTAGCACTATTTGAATTTGTTGTGGTATAATTACTATCCCATTTACTTGAATCTGGATTGCCTGTAAATGCTGTTGTTTGTGTGGAGCCATTTGGAAATGTAATAGAACCATTAGAATTATACACCCATCCGGGTGAAGTTACTGAAATTATAATTCTTGTACCGCCTCCTATAATAGCTATGCCATTTGTATAATTTTCGCCTGAATTTGACACAGTTACTACGCCAACATTGCTTATATCAATGGTACCATTTATACCATTTTGAATAACTGGAATATTTGATTGGCCATAAAAACCTTCGATATCATCATAACCTGCAGCAGTAAGAATAGCTCCTCCTGATAAATTAGGTACTGTTAATAAACCAGGAATAGTTGTGGTACCATCACTACTCAGTACCACCAAGAAAGACCCGCTAACTAATCTATCTGTAGGACTACCTCCACCTCCACTTAATGCAGATAAACTAACTGTATTTCCACCACTGATAGAAAGATCTGCATTACTTGGATTGAATGAAAGAGTTTGAGTACCGCCCCCTCCACCATTTCCAAAGAAATTAGATATATCTCTACCACCAGAGAGTATGTGACCATTAACATTCAGGTCACCATTCATGACCCCTCCATTTGCATATTGAACAGCATTGGTTCCACCTCCTCCGGCATATTCACTCAGTACTGCTGCTTTCTTCAGATACTTTTCGGTCAGATCATTTTTAAATGACTCCAATTCTTTTGTAACAAAATTTGCCACAAATTTCTTGATGTCTGGTGTTTCTTCATTTTCTTCTGGTTTCTTTTCAACATTCTTGATTTCAGGTGTTTTAACCTTTTTGTTATTGGATAATACTTTTACATAATCATTAACTTGTTCTTTTGGTTTTTCATTTTCAACAGGTTGTTCTATTTTTTGTTCAGGTGTTTTCTTTAATATGTTTGCAAGATTGTTTACAAATCCTGCAAATGCATCTGGTGTTTCATTTTCTTCTGATTTGATTGGTTCGTTTTCAGGTTTGGTTTCAACTGGTTTTGGTTCTTCAACTGGTTCTTTTTGTTTTACTGGTTGATTTTCTTTAACAGGTTCTTCTTGTTTTATTGTTTCTTCCTCTTTTTTCTTTTCAGGCAGGTTCTTTAATTTTTCACCCAAAGTTGAAAGGAAATTTTCCAAGGGATCTGGTTCAGAAGGCTTTTCTTCAGTTGGTTCATTCTTTACATTTTCTTTTATTGTGTTGGCTATTCCTTCAATAAAGCCAGCGAACACATCTTTATTAACATCAACGCTTTCTGAATTTTTTACAATCTCTTTATATTCCTTTTCAGTTTGAATCTTTTCAGCCAGATTCAACAGGAAATTCTCTAAAGGATTCTGCATCTAACTATTTATGTAACAATTATTTTTGTAAATATATATTATAATATATTAAATTGACAAACAGTAAACATACTTTATAAACGAATTATGAGCGATACATACAAAATTAAAAAGCACAAAGATGGTGGTTGGGAAATCTTCGGTATTGATTCCAAAACCAAAACTGAAATGCAAATTGGTTATATTGGAGAAAATCTACCGGTAGAAGCTTATGCTCCTCCCGGATCTCAAATTCAAAAATGAGATGGTTTATACTGGGTTTGCTTTTTACAATCGCTGGATGCTCTTCAACTGATAATTACAGAAAAACAATTCGTCCAGGCATGATGGAAGATTCCCAGGATTTGAGAGCGGGCGGATACGTTAACTGATATTTTTATATAAATTTTTGTTTGGATTATCTCCAAAATAATCGCTCAGATCTTCCACATATTCATCCATGCCTGATAATGGTTCATTTACTGTTGTCATAATCGTCCCAGCTTTCTTTCTTGTTTCCATAATATTCCCGGGCATATTTGTTTTCAAGCAATAGTTGTCGAAGACTTTTATCATCAATTATCACATCTCCCAATAATCTGCCTCCATATTTGTCCCAGCATATTACCTGAATTTTAATAACTTTAGCATTTTGTAAAAGATTCTTGGTAAAAGCACTTGCCTGTTCTCCCATCTGTCTTTCATGATCGCTTTGAGCCCTCCATCCTTTTTCAGGAGTATCCACCCCATATATTCTTAATAATAAATGATTGCCCAGTTCAACTGGTAGAAAATCTGCTTGTACTTCAACTGTATCACCATCCACATATTTTAGTATCTTCCAATCATAAAGATTTGTTTTATTGGTTGGTTCAGCACAGCAAATGCCTGATATTGCAAATAATGCAAATATTTTTCTCATTATAATATTTATAAAAATAATTAAATAATAGAATGGACAGGGATTCACATCTCATATACGAATCATATTTTGCAAATAAAATGCAATTATTAAATGAAGTGGACTGGGAAAAATTTAAAGATGTGCAAAAAATATGTTTGAGTCCTGATCAAGTTGCAGATGAACTTAATTCTGAATTGGAAAGACTTAAATTACCTGAAAAAGAAAGACCCAAAGCAAAAACAAATTTTCCAAGAATAAGCAAAGGAAATATACCCACAGAAGAAGGAAGAATTAATATTGAACAATTTATCAAAAATATTTCAGAACGTCCCAAAACAATATTTGATATTGGAGAAAAATCAAAACATAGTGCGGATGAAAGTTCAATTACAATCAATACTGGAATACCTGCTCTTCGAGCTGTTTTATGGGATACTGATAATAAAGAATTTTATGTGATAAACACATGTCCTGGAGCTGGTGACTGTGCAAAAATTTGTTATGCCATGAAAGGTTTTTACATAATCAGTGATGAGAAAAATATGAAGTTGGTAAGAAGGCTTCAGCTTATGATGAATGATCCTGAAGAATATGAACGTATCGCTTATAATGAAGCAGAACTTTATGCAGTTCAAGCAAACCAACAAAATAAACAACTTAAATTAAGATGGAACGATGCAGGAGATTTGTTCTCGGATGTTTATTTTAATATAGTTTTAAATGTAACAAGAAAATTACAATCAAAATATAATGTTGAATCCTATGCATATACTAAAATTGCAAAATATATTAAAGCAGGTGAAGAAAATGGAATTGTCATGAATTTTTCATCTGGTGCAAAATCCAGTGAAAAGGAAAAAATGGGTTCAGATGATGTAAAATATTCTGAAATTGTGGATAAACAAATTTTTAAAGGTATTTTTGTTCCGTCAGGATCTGGTTATAAAAAAGATAAAAATGGTAAAAGTTTATTTAAAAACGAAAACACAGGAAGAGATGATCTTAAACAAATAATATATAATAACTATAAAGACAACAAAGTTGAAGGTGTAACAAATTTAACATATGATTCTTTAAAATATACGGACGAACTTCCTTCAGAAGAAGGTGAAAAATTCCAATACAATGTAATTGTATTACCTTCTGGGGATAGTGATAGACCTGCACAACGAAGGGATGTTAAATACACATTCCTACTACAACATTAATATGTTCTGGTTGTATTTATTTTTAGCAACATGTTTGTTTGTTTCGGTTATTTTTGTTCTTTTTCGATTTTTATTTTCGAAAAATAATGAAAATCTTGATGTTTATTATACCAAAGAAGTTCAAGAAACTGAAGAATTTTTAGAAGCCAAACAGGTGTTTGTGCGTGATCCCAGCGAATATCATGACAAAGATCGAGATGGTGTGGATGATCTTTTGGAAAACTAACTATTGCTTTTCAAAACAATCTTTACCGGCTTGATGTTCAAAAGTCAATAATCCGCATCGAGCAGATTTGATATTGGTACAAACCCCATAATCGAAGTCAATTTGTGTTTTTATATTATATAAAGGTCTGAAATGTTTGCATCCACAACTGCAATCAGGATAATCCTCTTTCTCATTTTCCCAGCGTTTCATCTTTCCCCACGGATGATAGTCGGTTGCTCTTTTTCTTACAATGTCCTTTAATGGATCAGTATTTTCATTCTTCTTCATTTTCTTCTTCATTTTCTTGATATTCAATATCATCAGCATCATGCATGAATATGCTGATCAATATGAAAATTGCCAAAACCCACCACCAAGAACTGACTGGATTTTCTTTGATGAAAGTCACATAAGCAAAAAGCCCCATGACAAAAGATGCCAAGAATGTTGCACTCCAAGTTCTCATAGTTTTTTTCTCCTTTTAACAGGGATATGGTTAATCATAGCATTTGCCATGTCAATCACACCATTAACATAACCAGAGTTTACATTATTATACATGCACAACAAACCAAACTTTTCTTTCACCTGAGTAAATTCCACTTGAGGGTATTTGTCTGAAATATGTTTATTATTGTCAGTCATGGTTTGAATACATTGACAAGCAGCATATATCACATCAAACCATTCATCCGGACATTCAATACCCCAGCACATACAAGTTTGCATTTTGTCCAAATCTTTTTGAGCAAAAAGCTTAGGAAAGTCTTTATATAATTTATTTTCTAGATTTTGTTTCATAATGCTTCCACAAGTTCCTCTTCATTTACATTTTCAAATTCAACCTCGTTAAGTGGGGCAAATCGTTCACTGTTGAAACCCAGTTCCTGGGGTCCACTTTTACAGGTGGGATCAATTGGATTTTTTACTTCATTCAAGATGATACCCACGCTTCCCCCATCCTTGTCTTTAAGATCTTCTTTTCCGATATAAACATCCCGAACAGTATATGCAATATCTTTCTTGGGCAGCTGTGCATATAGTTTATAAACCCAAGGTTCAAAAACATCGTTTATGCATACAACTTGTTGACCTTTCACAAACATAAAATCATGGTAACAAAATGTTTTATTTTGTCAACTATATTTTCCAGATTGAATTAATAAAAACAATGGTAAGATAAATCATGATTAAACACGTAGACATCATATTTGGACTGTGCTGGGGAGATGAAGGTAAAGGAAAGATAACGTATAATCTCTCAAAGAATTATGATTATGTGTGCAGATGGAATGGAGGAAGTAATGCAGGTCACACCATTTACAAAAATGGTAAAATGTATAAAACACATCTGGTTCCTTCTGGTATTTTTAATGAAAAGAAATGCATTATCGGACCCAATTGTATTGTGCATCCTGAATCATTTTATAAAGAAATAGAATATCTTAAAAGTGTAGGAGTGGATACTCATCTTATTAAGATAGCTCCAAATGCACACGTTATCACAGACAAGCATATTGAATATGACAACAAACATTTAAAGGAGAAGTTGGGAACGACAGGAAAAGGAATTGCTCCTTGTTATTCAGACAAAATGCTTCGTTGTGGAACTCTTGCTAAAGATGCAATTGATGCAAAATATATTTGGGATGGTGAATTGAAAGGAAATGTTCTTTGTGAAGGTGCCCAATCGTTCTGGTTGGATATCAACTTTGGCGTTTATCCTTATGTGACAAGCAGTGAAACTCTTCCTTATGCTGCTTGCAGTCTTGGATTCTCTCCTCGTAAAATCCGGGATATTATTGGAGTTTGCAAGGCATATGACACAAAGAGTGGATTGGATCCAAGATTTCCAGAAGACTCAGTCAAAGATCCTGTATTCGCAAAAATAATTGAACTGGGCCATGAATATGGAACCACCACAAACCGTAAACGCAAAGTGAATTGGTTAAATCTAACTCTTCTGAACTATGCTATTGAGAAATCAGGATGTGATATCATTTACAGCAACAAATGGGATGTATTGGATAAAACAGGATTATATAAAATAATTCATAACCACACAGTGATTGAATTTGAAAACAAAGAAAAGATGGTTCAATTTTTCCAAGAAAACTTATCTAAAGAAATTAAGAAGATTCATTATTCGGCGGATCCTGAAAAAATTTGATTTGTTTTGTCTGCGATTAATTTCATCAAGAATTATTACCTGTACATCACATAGATAACTCTTGGGTATGCAACTACCTTCATCCTTTTCAATTTTTTGATCTTGCCATGCTTGGGCAATACCTAATCCAAAATATAATGTCCAAAGTTGTTCTGTTGTAAACTTCATCCCTACAGGGTATCAGAACTATTATTTTGTCAATCTTTTAATCCAAATCAGCTCTAAATTCCCCTGCCAATTCAACTGTGTTCTGTTGTGTTTCTTGACCATCAACAGCAACTGCAGTTTGTCTAACTTTTATACCTTCCATCAAACTTGGATGTATTATAAATTTTTGGGGTTTTGATAGTTTCAAGTATTTTTTAACAAAAGGTTCTCCTGCTGTTACCGCTGTTCTTCTATTAACAGATCCGTATTCAGCCTTCGCTCCCAAAAGCTTTTTGCTACGAACAACACCTTCAATATAATAAACTCCCGTATCAACATTCTTTTTAATACCTTTAATCATTTGTTGGTAGCTCGATGCTTGAGCAGTGGGTTTTTCCTGTTCTATACGATTTAAAGATTTGGATTCTTGTCGCAGGATCTTTTCAAGAATTTCAGGAACAGCCGCGAGAATGCTTTGCACAGGATGTCCATCAACATCTCCTTCTGGAGATCCTGCAATTTTTTCCAATTTGGGTTGTATTGCTTGTTTTACAGCATCTGGATCGGTTTGTGCCTTTTGAATTTTATTGATATTATTTTCTTTTATTCTTTGATATTCCATTCCAATGTTGACGGTGTATTTTGCATGTTCCCCTGCTTTTGTAAGATAATTGAAACTGATAAATTCAGGCATATTATCACTCCCAACCAATCTTTCAAATTGAGTAGTAACCGATTCGCCATCTTCTGCTATAAATGTTAATAGTTCATTAAAGTTCATACTAATTATTTATATTTTAAATGTTAAAAGTTCATTACCAGAACTATTATTTTGTCAATCTTTTAATCCATTTGTCTCGGTGATGCCAAACCCAATCTAAAAGAGCCCTTTCAAAACCAACATCCTTTCCTTCCCGTTCACTCATATACCATTTATTTTTTAAAATTTCATCCCTTTCTTGCAAAAATCTTTTATATAAATCAGAGTTTTGAATCATTTCTGAAATTCCACTTCCCATATGTTCCCTGCTATTTTGACTGCTTATATAAATATTTAATCATTTTTTCTTTAAAATTATACCCTTACAATCGGTTTTTGTAAATTTATTGGGATTGCTTATATAATATAAAACTTTAACAACATCCTTCAATTCCTCAATTTCTTTCTCCAATTTGGTAATTCGTTCCAGAATCTTTTCTTTTTTTAAATTCACTTTAATATTTAATTAAAAAATATTGATTGTCAATCATTATCATGATACTATCGCCCGGTGAATTTTAAAAAGATAATTGAATTGAGTTATGCTTTGTTGCCAACCCACGGTGATTATCGATGTAGACATGCTTCTTTTATCATATACAAAGACAAAATAATGAGTATTGGAATAAACAATCCAAACAAGACTCATCCTAAAAATTTAAAATTTGGTTATCGAAATAAAAGAAATGAACCTATTAATGAAATTATTGGCATACACAGTGAACTGGCTGCCGTGATAAAATTCGGTCGGCAAACACTACAGGATCTTGATATAGTGAACACAAGAATCGACAGGAACAATATGCTTGTTTTGGCCAAGCCATGTATTGGTTGTCAGGATATGCTAAAACAATTGGGTATTAATCGTATATTTTTCAGCAACAATCAATCACGATTCGAACAATTATATTTTTAATATAAAATCTTGCGTTCCAGTTTAAGCAACAAATTAGGAATTCTTTGGCTATGTTTATAAGCTAATCTTAATGCCATCCTTACAGGCTTATTATAAACATTATTCAATATTTTATAAGATAGTTTGCTTACCCTTTCATTATGAATTTGGATTTCTTCTGACCATTTGTGTTCCACCATCAATCGTTCTGCATAAGCCTGATCGTTTTCTCTTTCAGCTTTAATCAGCTTTATGTTTTTGACTTTTCCTTTTACAACATGGGCTTTATAATCAATTGTGTAATATCGGCCATCTTGCTTTGCTTTTTCATAAGCATAAAACTCCACATCACCCGTATGATTTGTTTTTTCCCATGTTCTGCTGTTTACTTTTAATCGAAAAGATCCGAATTGTTTACCATATGTTTTAATATCCTGCTTTTTTTCTTCAGGGGTGCTGTCCCGGTATTCAACATGTTCCACAAACAAATCTCCGTTCTTTTTAATTGTATAGTTAAGAAGTGCATTTTCCAAATCCTTGGTTTGATATTCCAATCGTGTCAGATCGAAATCTTTTCCCAGAAATTTTTCAATCAGCTTGTTTGTAGGCAACTTGGTTTCTACTTTGATGTTATCAAACATTCCCATGGTATTTCTCCTTTTTGTTTATTTACAGATAAAATATGTTTTTCAACTGTTTGTTTCAAAAATTGTAAAAATCTTTGTTCGTCATATTTTGGCAAATTAATTGTGCTTCTTGTTTTTGCGCTATCTAGTTTATAACAAATATCATGTCCAAGACGATCAGTTACAAAACTGATAAGACTTTCTGGTTTTTTTAATATTTTTAAAATATGTTTGGCCAAAGAAATGTTATCTAATCTGTAGGCAGAACCAATATTATATATTTCTCCAATTTCACCCTTTTCACTGAGATCAATAATGGCATTGGCATGATCATCCACATATATCCATTCTCTCACATTCATTCCATTACCATAAACCGGTATGTTTCTGTCATTCAAAGCATTGTTTAAAACAACCGGTATGAATTTTTCAGCATGTTGTCCAGGTCCATAGTTGTTGCAACACCGAGTAACTATCACTGGAAATTTGTTGGTGTGATAAGAAGCCAGAACAATAAGATCTGAACTTGCCTTCGTCGAGCTGTATATGCTACTAGGTTTGAGATGGTCTGTTTCCTTGCTTGGATCTGAATCAATATTCAACGATCCGTAAACCTCATCAGTGCTGACATGCATAAACTTTTTATATTTGTTTTGAAGACCAAAAAGAATATTGAATGTACCTGTTACATTTGAATCCACAAAACCATTGGGAGAAGTGATGCTTCGATCCACATGACTTTCCGCTGCAAGATGAAACACACAATCCACCGGTTCAGATACGGTGGTGCAAAATACACCCAACCATTTCCTGTCAGATAGGTCAAGTTCAATAAATTCAACATCATAGGATCTAAGACTTTTTTTGTCGGATCCTATTCCAAGCTTGTCCAAAACAATAATATTAGAATCTGGATACCTGTTGCGCAGATTCTTGACCAGATGTCGGCCAATGAATCCTGCTCCTCCTGTTACAATAAATGTCATTTTAGCCATATGCTTGTTGGATCAAAAGCTTGTGTATCTAGGAAATCCCATACTTTCCATTTATTCGTTCCTTTCATACTTTCAATAACATTATTAATTAATGCACAAATATCTTCCAAATGCCATACATCATCCATCAGTTTTTTCCCATGATATCGGCTACGATGAGCCACATGATCTGCATAACTGTATGCAAAACCACAGAAAGGAGGAATTACGCAACCCAAACTGCAAAGAACACCTTGCATTCGACTAACAACTTCCTGCCCTCCAACTGAATGCATAGTTGAAATTGCTCCAACAGGTTTACCCAAAAGATGTTTCTTTCCTTCAAGTTCTGTCATTTTTTCAAAAAGATGTTGCATGGGGCTTCCCCAGCTTTGCCAATATGTTCCTGTGCAAAAAACAAAAGCATCACTGGTTCTTATGTATTTTCTCACAAGGAGCCAATTAAAACTGGGTGTGAGATGAATAACCCGTACTTTTATTTCTGGATCGATTTTATTAATGGTTTTACGTAATTTCTTTATGAGATTATGAGTGTTTCCGGTGCGACCTCCAAGAGATCCATTAATGATGGAAATGGTATATTTCTTTCCTTCGGTCATGCTTCTTTTATAGCAATATGGTTTACATAAGCAACATTTTTATAAATAATAAAATGGTACAAGCATGGTTTTGGAAATTATTGTTAAAAATTGAAGAAATTTCCGAAAAATTTGTAGCAATTCTTTTAAAAATAAAATGATAAAAAATAAAGCAGATTTCATTATGGGTATTGGTTATGTCTATCACGATGATAAAGGCAGGCGGTATGTTTTTGATACAAAACAAGAAATGAATAAATTTATACAAGAATTAAAGAATAAGAAAGAAAAGCCCAAGTCCAAAGATGATTATGAAAAAATACGAATTGCCAACTTTAAACCTCAAATAGAATTGTTGCATCGTAGGGGTATTGGAATTTAATTGACACAACATTCATTGTCTGTATAACAAAATAATGCGTCGAGGCATTTGTTGCATTGTTCTCAGCTTGCAGGATATGGTTGAACCTAAAAAGTTCAAAACCATGACTTATAAAAAGTTCAGCAACATGAACCGCAAAGATGGTTTGCAAGATCTGGGTAATCGCATTCTTAACAATATGATGGTGACAGGTGAAGCCATCAAATTCTGTTATGAAAACAATTACAATTATCGTCTGAGCAGTGATTTGTTTCCGCTCATCACATATGACAAAGCAAAAGTAAAACTAGAAGATCTGCCCAATTGCAAACAAATAACTGATACCATTTTGCTCATCCGAAATTATATCCAAGATCATCCTGTGCGCTTATCATCCCATCCCAGTGAGTTTAATGTATTAGCCACAGAGAACAAAGATGCATTGAATCGCACCATTAATGAACTGAACTTCACTGGTTGGTTTCTTACTCAGCTGGGTTGTCCATTGGATTACAACAGTCCTATCAACATTCACATCAACAACAGCAGAGGCAACTTTGATGATATTGCCAGACGGTTTGTGGACAATCTTGGTTTATTAACTTTGGATGCTCGCAAACGATTGGTTGTGGAAAATGATGATAAAGGCAAATGCTGGAGTGTACGCAAACTTACCCGTCATCTTTATCCAATATCTTTGATACCTATTACGTTTGACTATTTGCATCACAAATGTCATCCGGATGACATGATTGAAAAAGATGCATTTAGTTTGTGCAGGGACAGTTGGAGGAGTTATCGTCCATTATTTCATTATAGCGAAAGCAGGGAAGGCAAAAATCCTCGGGCTCATGCTGATTATGTAAAACAACTTCCTGATACCTACGGACTGGATGATATTGATATTGATTTTGAATTTAAAATGAAAGACAAAGCTTTTATTAATATAAATTAAAGTGCTTCAATTACATTCAAGTTTGCAACTAGGGTGGCTGGTGTAGCGCCACCAGCAGCAACTACTTTTGCCATCAAAACCACTTTGTCTGCATCTGATTACTGAATTTCGCCAGGATTATAACCCAGCTCTTTAGCCACATCAATATCACTTTCACCAGTATCTTCATCACTATCCAGAGTTTCCACTTCCTTGGGTTCATCAGTTTCTGGAGCTGCTTCACCTTTTTTGGTTAATATGCCAAAAGCTACAAGATCATCCAATATGGCTTTTTCTTGTTTTCCGGCAGGAATTGGTGCAAGCTGTTTGGTCTCAGAATCTTCCCTATAGTTTTGCAAGGAACGAACAATATCATTTAAAGATTCGGCTCCTGGAATTTCATCTGGAAGATATTTTGCAAAACTGCGATAAAACTTTTGAAGACCAACTGGGATTTTAGCAAAATTAATGTTTAAATTCTTTTCAAAATCTGATACGGAGAGTTTTTTGCTAATATAAGCTTCAAAAATAAGTTTGCTGTCTTTGTTCATTTTATTATATATTATTTACTCTTGTTCAGCTTCCGAAGCTGTCTTTTTTGCCTTCATAACTAAACTTTGAATAATACGTTCTCCATCCTTATCTCCTCGGAATATGTTTTTAATATCTTCAATAGGCTGGGCCAATACACTTTGATAAACAAAAGGCAGATACTTTTGGTCTTCACTACCCACCAATTCGAATATTTTATTCCAAAGTTCCGGACCAGCAATGGTATCTGTCACTTCCTGTTCGATCACATCCTTCTTGAGTTTACGTTCTACCGCAGCTTCTGGAACACTCTTGTCCGGATCAATTGCCAAATATTCATATATTCCTTTTACAATTTCATGAACCAAATAAGGAAATGTTTTAGCAAGTGCTTTGATTGTGTAAGTATCTCCTTCTGGAACAACTTCTTCACTACCTTGAGCGGCTGCTTCAATCATGGAAAGATTAAAGTTTTCAATCGGAGGTGCAGCAAAATAAAAAAGTTGGGCCACAGTTGTAATCAACCCATAGTTGTAAATCAGGCTTTTATCCATTTCATCCAATTGATTTTTCACAAGATTGAAAAGATAAAGTTTGCTGACTGCATTTCCCTGCATGAGTGTGTTGGCCAAACGACGGCGCAGTTTTGTTTCAGTATCATCAAAAAGATTTTCCGCCACAATCTGATTCAGTTCTTCCAATTCAGAAAGTCCTTCCACATCCGGTAAAAGTTTCTCCTGTGCTTCCTGTTCAGATTGGGTAACTGCATTTTTAAGATCAGGTGTTCCCAGCTTGGCAACAATCTTGAGACGATTACTTTCCACTAATTTTTTTACATATTCAAATTCTGGAAGATCCAAAACAACTTGAACTGCTAATTTTTCCAATTTGGCTTTGTTTGCACTTTCAATCTCACTGATTTTATTGAAAGCTCCGAAAACATTGGAAACTAGCTTGGGAAAATTCCTCTGTGTCAAAGGTGCTTTTGTGTAATGCTGAATACGAGACAACAATTTTTGATAAGCTTCAGAAACTATAAGTTCGTAATAATCCTGTGCTTTTTCAGGAAGCGCACCAAGTATTTCTTCAGTTCCTGCTTCCAGTTGTTTTCTTTTTTCTGGGTGAATCAGGTCTTCATGTTCCCCAGTTTCAATTGCTTCCCGGAAGTTTTTCATTTGCGAGATAGATTTTGGCGATATTTAAAAAACAAATTAACGTCCGAATTGCGTTTATTTTCTTCAGCTTCTTCCTCTTCTTCACTTCCTTTAGGAACCAATCCTTTTGGACGAGGTTGAAAACCAGGACGAGGTTCCAATGGATTACGACGAGGTGGTGATTTTGGTTCTGTGCTAGGTTTTTCTGTATCTGGCTTAACATCAGGCTTTTCTGTGGGAGGTGCCGCCGGAGCAGGTTGTTCAGTGAGATATTTTGTAAATAAATCCTTAAAATTTTTCATTATTATTATTTAATCTTTATATATTAATTAACTTTGTCTATTACCTTATCCACAATGCTATCGGTAGGCTTACCTTCTTTACGCCAACTGTTAAGAATGGCATAATAAACAAGATGCTGTTGATCAATAATATAAAGTTTATTTCCCAGTTTATCTGCATATTCAGTTATCCCGTCATTTTCATTAAGTTCTACCCCCTTATAACCTTTAAATTTGATCTTATATGCTTTTACAAGGGTATTGTACCTTAAAACACCAAACGCTGTTATTAGACCTTTACCATCATCAGTAAACCCTATAAAACCGCTATTCTGCACATCATACCCTGTGGGTGTGCTGGCATCATAACTGGATACTTCGTCTTTGATTTTATCAGGTGTAACTGTGGTACATCCTGCAATCAATAAACTACTCAGCGAGAATATCGCGAATCTTTTTAACATCTTTCTCCTTTACAGCTTGTTCTGCCTTGCTTGTATAATCCACTTCTTTTTGTTTTTCCTGACGATCTTTCATTTCAGGTGTGTTCTTTGCTCCAAATACATTATTGATTGCACCGAAAATTGCAGTAATCGCATTGATTACTGCTGTGGCAATATTTGTTGGCATAAATTATAATCCAAAAGTTGCTGTAAAGGGACTAGTAAGAGTTGTAAATGTTTGTGTTACAGGATTGTATTTTTTAAATGCAATCGTGTCCACATAAGCGCTATATCCATCATCCACATTGATGAATGTGCCAGCATGCACAAAAACATCTTTACTATTTTCACCTTGAAAGAATGCATTATATGAAATTGGCAATATTGTTTCAACTGCACTTAATGCAGCATTAAGAATTGCATCTGTAGCTATCTTCATTCTTTGAGCATATGTTCCGCCTTGAACAGGAGAAGCTGCTGTAAGTGCATTTCTTACGGTAGTATTGCTCCAAAGTGCATTAACGAGTGTATATTGTTGATAATCATTAACTGTAAATTCTGCACTTGGAAATGTTGGTGCTGTTGCACTCAAAGGACCAACGATTCGGGCTTGGGCAGCGTTTACAGCTCCACATGTTTGACTTAGATTTCCACCTTGACCTCTGCGTTTCATGAATCCAACTTGACCACTCTTGGTAATTCCAATGTGAGGATGCACATATATGAATAATGCACCAGTTTCTGTTACGTGACTCATCCAAGCAAAAAGACCAACGATTCCAGGGAAAGGATATCCACCAATTCCTCCAGCAAAGAATGGACCACTGAATTGTTGCAGAGATTGTGGATATTGACCAAATGTATTGTTCGGGAAAATAGGTGCATTTTTATCATCAGAACAAATACAAGCTGCTGTGACAACATCATCTGGAGTATATCCACAAAGTGTTTGAATGTAAGTAGCACATCTGCTTCCAAATGTTTCAGCCAAAACAGCATTAGGATATGTAATTCTTACAGTATTTGTATATGCAGTTTGGTCAGCAGTCGTTGGTGCTGTTGTAGTGGTGTTAAACAAAGGAATATAATAAGTCGTTCCATTGATCAAAACAGGCAGTCCAGTAGAACCTTGGCTGATGGTCAAACCAGTTGTGTAGTTTATAGCAGTTAGCGGAAAGCCGTATGTGGTATCAATTAAATTTCTAAAATCATTAGAAGAAGGTGTATGACCTGCTGAAAATGAATCATATAGTACCTGTTTGCTTACAATTGACATAATATTATTTATCTTTAAGTCGCTTCAGGAGTTTCAGGTGTTTCAGCTTCAGGTGTTTCACCTCCTTCAGGGACTTCAGGTATTTCTGGGGTTTCTTCAGCTGCAGCTCCACCAGTAGGTGCAGTTGTTCCTCCACCCGGAGAAGGTCCGAATTCAGGAGGAGTTTCTCCACCCCCACCAGCTTTTGGAGTTTTCTCGCCACCTTCAAATTGCTTACGCCAATCCGGACCGGCTCCTGAAATCTGATCCAATTCCCATTTCATTTCAGCATCTTTACGAAGGAATTCACGGTTTGCCAATACCATACGATCTGTCCATCCCAGAATCTTCTTTTGCATATAAATCTTGCTGATGCTTTCATTATTAGTAATATTGTTGAATCCTTCTGTGCGCATCTGCATTTTTTGCAATTCACGCATTTCATAGAAATTGCTTGGTACATTAAATGCCAAATCAAAATGATTTTCTTTTAATCCATATTCAGACCACATTTTCTTAAGTTTGAGATTTGTTATAAATCCATTCTTAAGACCTTCAGCAAATCTTTGTTGTTGCCGAATAATAAATTTTGAAAACTTTAATTCTTCCCGAAGAATTTCTGTTCCATCTTTATATGTGTCTTCAGGATTAAGACGAGAAGAAGGTACCTTTAAACTCCGATACAACTTCTTCATGAAATACATCAAATCTGTCAATTCTCCAAGATTTGCACCTCCTTGAAGTTGTTCCACAGTGGTTCCATCCTGACCTGTACGTTTAGCAAACCAAAAACTGTCCAACATGCTTTGTGGGTTGAACTTTTGAACAGTCGCATCCTGATTATTATCAAATGTTTTACGACTCCAATATTGGCTCATGAGACGGCGCATATAACCCTCGGCTTTGGCCGGACTCATATTTCCCACGTCTACTTTGAAAACCAATTTTTCTGGGGCACGAACAAGACGATAAATTACAATACTATCTTCAATAAGAGAAAGTTGACGATAGGCACGGCGGGCATTTTCAAGGAAAGGAAGACGAACTGTTTTATTTTCATTCCATATTCCGCTATTAATATAAGTAACCTGATTTTTATCCAATGGAACAATTTGATAGTCCACTACCTTTGTTGGATTGGTTTTGTCAAAAAGTGGTTTTCTTAAAACAAAACCTTTGACCATCAAATTCTGAACATTTCCAAAAACAGGATCGACCAATTCTGGAGGAATGCTAACAACTCCTAAAATACCTTCCTGTGGATAATCTCTATGAATGATATGCTCGAAATAAATTTCAGCATCCACAAGCATATGCCTAAAATATTCCCAACCACGATTTTCTAATTCAAAAAGATTAATGTAACGATGAAACTCTTTTTGCAATTCTTCTTTTTGAATATCTGACAAATCATCATCATGAAAACGAATTTTTACAATTTTACCTTCTTCGTCCACATTCACAACTTCATCACATATTTCATCCAAAGCATCTGCTACTTCTGAAAAAGCAGCCATGGTTCGATAATCACGAATACGAGCAGCTTTATCAGCTTGTATGTTTGCATAAAGATAATTGGTAACGCTATTGTCACTGGCAATCGCACCTATATTGGTTTCATTAATTCCTGTGCTGCTGCTTATACTATGTTTTGCAATCGCTTCAGTTCTACGACTTCCTGTATCCTGGAAAAGTGAAAATTTTGGATTTAGCTGAGATAGAACATCAACAACTGCAAAGTTGTTGTATGGAAGACGTTCACTAATAAACTTTTGTAAACTTCTTCCGAAAGTATTGGATCCTCGGTCATTTGTAGAGGAATAATCAGCTTGAGCCATACTATTTATTTATAAAATGCAACAAATTTTCAATGTGCATTATTATTTTAAAAATAATTAACTGCTTAATATTTTAATATATGTGAATCTGCTTGACTGTGAAGCTTTGGCATAACCAGCAGGATTTGTGAAAATAAAATCAATATTACAAGCACTTAGATTAATTTTAGGAAATTGTATATTGAGTGTATTATTATCAATAATAGTATAATCTTCTATAGGATACCCTGAAAATGGATGAAATTTGCTGCTTATGCTTCTAATATGGGAATAAAAATCAAAACAAGAAAGCATTGCATTATCTGTATTTGCTGAAAGATATAATCCTTGAATTTTATATGCAAATTGATTTCCTTGAAAACGAAGTTTAAGTCCGGTGAATCCAGGCGTTATTGTCACTGTTGGTACAATTTTAGCGCGAGGAGTAAAACTACCATCTCCTAATTTTAAGTATCTGTCTCCCATAATTATACCTCCACCTGTAATTCGGACGGACCAACAAATTGAGGATTTGCACTGATGGAAATTGTATCTGTATTTTGAAATGCACTATTCGGAGAATTGCTTGTATATGATTGAGCTTGAAGATTAGCATAATTGTCGTAATTCAATGAAACACCTGGACCAGCTGCATTAAGATCTGTATTAATATAAAATATATTTTTAACATCTGGGCTTTCAGCAGGAAATATCCAACCTTTTATTGTGAAACTGGTATCTGCCACAATAAGAGATTTATTATTTGGATCCTGATCTACTGGATAATTCAGATTAACCGTTCCGTTCCAAAGCACTTCGCTTCTTATTTCTTGAGGAACTGCCAGATTATATGCTGTTGGAATTTGCCAGGAAATAATAATATAAGGATTATTGAAAGGAATGAAATTGCTCAGAATCTGATCCATATCAGTTTGATATCGGGTCAATATGCTCATGTTGATTCCTATATCAACAGGTGTAGGTGTTCGGAAATATGATGTTTGGGCAGAAGAGTCTTCTATTCGAGTTGCTTGATTCACATAGAATCCTGCAATTTTATTAAAAACTCGATTTTCGTCCCTATTCAATCCTGTAATGGTTATGGCAACAACAGGAAGAGTAAGATTTTGACCGGGGGTTACAATATCAAAAAGAACCCGTTGTTTTGGTGCATAAAGGTAACGAACCTTTATTTGGCTTTCAGCATCTCTATTTTTGTTGAATCGACGTATAACTGTTCCGTCAAAAGCATCTATGAAAGATGCTATAAGATCCTTTATTTCAAAATGATACGATTGTTGCAGCATAACTTTGTCCTAAAGTATTTACTTCAGGACAAAGCACTTAGAACCATATTTGTATTATAAAACTTTTTCTTTCTAGGTATGGGCATTACCTTCAAGCTGGAAGATATGTTGTGCATTCCTTTAGATAGATTGGTTATATGATAATCAAACTCAATATGATTTTTACGAAATCTGCAATCAAAAGGAAAAGGAATCTCTAAAATTTTTCTTTCTTTTCGATCACAACTAATTGTGAAATTCAAATAAAAATCCTTTACTGAAAAAAGAAGAAGAACACCTTCTTTATATTGTTTGTTTTCATTTACAAAAACCACCTTCTTTTGAAGATAGTTCAAAATGTTTTTCTCAATGTCTTCAGGAAGTTTCAACTGTCCATGTACCTCATTTTTTCGCCAGGAGAAAGAATGGCGAGGTTTTTTTCAAAGAAATCCCAGAACTTATCGGAAGGAATAATTTGCACCAAATCGCAATTATCCATACTTATGTTACGATAATCTTGCATAATGATATCCCAAACATTCAAAACGTTTTTTGCATTTCGGTTAAAATAAGGAACTGGTTTTGTGTTTGTTACCGGACGAAAATTTAAAGTGATTCGACCAGCAGCAGTGCTAAGAAAACGTTTATCATTGCTGCAAATCATATGGCGCTGTGCTGGATGACCTGCTTTTGGTCTTCGTCGGGCAAAACGAATTTCAGCGACGTTTGTTTCTAGAATTGTTTTTAGAGCTTGCAGGCTTGTTTTCATTTTTTCTTGGACGGCAAACACCGAATATTCTTTGTTCGTTGATAAAAATTCCGTTCTTAACAAGTCCGTGATTGGTAACTTCAATTTTTCCAATCAAAACACCCATATTGTTTGGAAACATGATAACGTCTCCTTTTTTAACAAGATTGCAATTTGGACCCATGAGAATTACTTTTGCCAAACGCCAAGCATTTGTCATAGCATTTGTTTTTACAATAATACCGTTTCTTACAATTTCATCCTTATCTGTTGTGGTATCTACAAATTCAGCAAGGATTACGTCATCCAAAATTTGATCCAGATCATATCCTAAAAACACACTATCAAAAGAATTTCCACTGAATCCACTAAGGTCAATTATACTTTTCGTTACGGGTACATGATCTATATTCACATAGGTAATTACAACGTTTCGTAAATTTTCAAGAAGTTTTTTAAATCTTTTTCATCTGTTGTTTTAACAATCATTTCTGCATCACGTTTACCGACCTGCATTATTTTGCAAATAATATCAGTGGGATCTTCTTGTTTTTTGTTCTTATTTTTATTAATATAATCTATTTTTTTATAGCTTTTCTGTGGAATAAAAACAAATAGAAATTTTGACAATAAATCAGGATCTTCTGTCAAATGAGGTTTATTGCAAAAAGTGTTAACATTTGAACAGGTTTGTTTATCATAAAAACTAATCCACCGGTTAAGCATGAATCCGCTTATATTTTCACTACAACTGTCTGTTCCTGCAAGCTTTGCCTTTTTACTGAAAAGCAAATTGTTTATATACTGAAAAAAATTTAACATGCCGTAGATCTTAGAAAAATTGCATCAGAAACTTTATAAAACATATCCACTATGGTTTGAGAAAACTTATTAACCTGTTCTTCATTCAATCCCATTTCATATGTATATATAGGTGCATTATCACCAGCTTTATTGCATATTGCAATATGACCTATGCTACAAGAATTGATTATTCTGTATTTGGCAATATTCAGTATTCCTTGATTCTGTATAATGCTTTTTCTTTGAAATTCTTTCGTAACAATCATATTATCCATGTTTACTGCAATTGGCATTTTAAGAAATTCTTGAGAAAGAATATTGGCAATTGAACTTATAAGAAAATGTGAGAACAGTGCCCCTGATACAGAATCCTGAACAAGAGGATTTTCATAAACAATGTGAATTGCTTCGTCCATTTTATCAATTGAAAATTGAGAGAAGTCATAACCTTTTCCCGGATCCAGTTCTCCAGCAAAAACAATAACGTTTCCACTTGGAAGTGCCTTATCCTTAAAATAGGCATGAGCAAACCTTTTGTTTATGATTTCCAGATTATATTTTTGTTTTGGTAGTATCATATGATTCTATAATTTGTATGGGATAGATCAGTAATATTATATCCTCCCGAATAAGAAATGCTACTCTGCAAGTCCTGTTCTATTTCTAAAAGCATTTGCAAATATGTTTTTCCATTTTCTTCAACTAAAACAGTTGTCCCTTCAATATTTTCAACAGAAAGATTGTTTATGATCTTATGTTCATAACTAGCAGATCCAAAATATTTTTTATATAATTTTGGTTTTTTGAACTCCAGGTCACTTTTTGAATCTGTTACAGGATATTCTATAATTCTATCTGCAGGGCTATCTGTGCATGCTGCAAACATACTTCCAACCATATTGATGGTGGAACCTGCAACAATGCTCTTGGCAATGTCTCCATGACAACGAACGCCTCCATCTGCCATTATAGGCACATCCACTTCTGCACACTCCTGAATACATGTAAACACTGGAAGTGTAAATCCTGTCTTGTCTTTGGTTATACATGCCTTGCCTGTGCCTATTGCCACCTTGACCATATCTGCACCCCAGTCCTTTAAGTCCTGTGTTCCTTGTTTGGTGGTAACATTTCCAGCAATAACAAGAGTGTCAGGAAAATATTTTTTAATCTTTCTTATAGCTTCTTTTACAAGAAAATGATGACCATGTGCAACATCAATAAGAATACAATCAACTTTAAGGTTTTGTTCTTTTAATTGATCAACTATTTTGTCGCATTTTTCTCTTACACCAACAGAAATTGAAATGAATTTCCAATTTTCTTCGTTTGCTTTTTTAACAAAATTTAAAGTGTCACCAAACCGATGCATTACATAAAAATACATGTTTTCAGATAAAAATTTTCCCAACTCATCGTTTATCGTGCAAACCATATTTGAAGGAGTTACTGGCAACTTAAAAACATTATTTCCAATACAAACCTTTGTATCTGCACCTTTTCGGGATTCCAATTCACTATATTTTGGAATCAATACAACATCTTCAAACCCTATGGCTTTATTCATATACAAATCTTATCACAATTATTTTTTATTCAAGGCAGGATTCCAGATATTAGGATTATCATAATAATATTCAAGCATATCCACCACCTGTTTTGATAATTTTAATTTCTTCTTAATATCTTCTTTATGATGCTGATGAACATTATTTCCAATAAGACCGTATTGAACAAAAAAAGATATGTCGGTTATACTTCTATTCATGCATTTTTGTCTGAATTTATTGTTTAAATATTTTTCAGCCGACCATATATCCCCACAAGAAAAATAAGTATCATCAAAAATATTTTTTAATTGTTTAAAATCACAAATAAAAGGAGAGTCGTCAAACGACCAACTACCTGTTTTACAAAAATCATATGTGTTTGTATTATAAACATTAAAACTTTTTGTTTTATATAAAATTTCTTTACGCATTTCTTTGAAAAGACTTATTTTGTGAGAAAGACTTACAATTTCATATTCAAAATTAAAACAAACATCGATCAGATCTGAAAAATTGGATTCATCTATCTCATTAGAAAAAGTATCATCCTGATAAAAGAAAAATTTTTCACACTTAAGATCTGAAAGTACATTTAGTAAATTTGATATGCACTGCGTATAACTTATATTGTTAAATTCTAATATAATTTTATTTTCAACAATTTGATTATTTTTTACATAATCTCTGACATTCTCCGTTACATTATGCAGAGAAATTATATTTACATCAAAATTATCTGTAAATTTTTTAAAAAAACCATCCTCACTTCTTGCCATTAAAAGAGGCAAACGATCAATATACGTTTGAAAAAAAGAAACCTTCATTCATTAGAATATAATTCTTTACTAAATTTTTGCATATCACTAATCTGTACTTGAAGATCAGGTATATTGAACAAATTATTTTCACCATGAATTGTTTGTAGTGTGCGGTCGCATTTCTTTCCAGATTCTGCTTCCTTCAAATCTACCTTTATTTTATAAACATCAGTGATGAGCTTAACCAATTCATATTTGTTCAATGATCTTGGTGAAAGGGCATGACGTGTTCCTGTCCACCATATGTTCTTCTCTATCATGGTTTCAATTATTTTTGCATAAGTCAAACAAGTTACTCCATTCCATAAATGATCTGTAAATCCTTTTGCTTCTTTTCCATCTAAGGTTTTACACCACTCCACAAGACTTCTTTTATTAACTGTTTCCTCACCAATAATGCTTACTCTTAAATTAGTGGCATGCTTTGTTTCACCCAAATACTTGGTTACACCATATACATCACTTACATCCATTTCACTGATTTCTTTATATGCACCTGTATTTCCAGAATAAATGCAGTCAGTTGTCGGGTGTAAAAGTTTGAAACCCTTTTCTTTAGAAAGATCTGCCAAAATCCTGGGAACAATAGAATTTACTTTAATTGCATTGATTTCTCCCAGTTCATCACATCTGGGTTTGATAGTTCCTACACAGTTAACAACAAGATCATTTACACCCACATCATATAATTTATTAAAATTATTTTTTAAATTATCAGTATCTGAAACGTCCAAATCCTCACGTGTAATTCCTTTTACAACAAAATTCTTTCCAAGATATTTGAAAATATATCTTCCAAGCATTCCATTCTTACCCAATACAATTATTTTCATCGGTAGTCCTCCTTCCAAATATCCACAAGATCATAGTCAAATCGAAAATCATCTCCCAATGATTCTTGAAGTGTGCTTGTGCTAAAGAATTGAATTATAGTATCCTTCTCTAAAGATTTAAATCCATTTGCATAACCAGATGGAATATACACTATTTTAGGATTGTTTGCAGACAAAACAGTTTTAAAAATTTTTGAATTGTCCAATTCACCATTTTTATTTTTTAGATTCATCATTACATCAAAAGGAACCGCACCAATCAAAGCTGTTCCTTTTGCAACATAAACATATTTGGCTTCTTTCTGGTGAGCATGCCAAGCCCGGATGAATCCTTCTCGGTGGTTTTGTACCTGATAAAATCTTTTAACTCCTTCAAAATTGAAATCATTTACAAAACGAACTGTTCCACGATCATCTGTTGCCAATCCACCATTTAATGTTTTAATTTCATTTTTTTCCATAAAGTCTCCTTATATAATTTCCGTTGTGATAAACATCATCCATTACTTGTTTAACACGTTTTTGTTTAAAAACATCGTTCATTTCTTTTATCCCAGAAACCAATGAATATTGAGGGTTCCATCCTGTTTTCATGATCTTTTCATTTTTGACCTTATAATTCCTAAGATCTTCAAATGGTATTTCGCTATATTCAATCTTTGCAGATGGAATTTCTTCTTTTATGGTTTCAGCGATGTCACGCATTGTTGCATTTCTTTCAGAAAGATTATAGATTCCTGAAATATTATTTGAAATTCCAAACAATGTTGCATTTGCCACATCCTTTACATGCAAAAGAGGTCGCCATTGTTCTCCACCAAATACCTTTAATGTCTCACCCAAAGATGCCTTGAGTGTTAATACATTTACGACCAGATCCAAACGTAGCCGACTATGACTATCTCCCAACCCATAAAGTGTACCTAATCTGAAAATTAAGCTATCAGGTCTCTTTGAGAAAAGATACTGTTCTGCTTCAAGTTTTGTTTCAGCATAAATGGAAAGAGGATTTGGTGTTGCATTTTCATCAATAAGATCGTCATTTTTTCCATAAACTGAACATGTTGAAGTGAAAATTATTTTCCCCTTATAATTGTCTGTTATCCATTTAACAGGAGTAACGTTAATATCATAAGATAATTGTTTGTCTACAGCACATGCAGGATCTCCAACCAATGCTGCAAGCATAACAACAACTTTATAATTATGAATTACCTTATCCAATTCCTTTACATCTCGAACATCAATATTATAAAAATCCACTTGTTTTAAGAAACGATCTTCATAAATCAAATTGTCTAAAACTGCAGGCTTTAACAGATTATAATTTTTTGTTGTTGGTGACTTCGTTATAAGATCAGTCAAATAACCTCCAATATATCCTGATCCACCAATAATTAGTATTTTATCCATATTAACCTTATATATCAATTAGTAAAAAATTGTCAAATTTTACGATAATTTTTTTAAAAAACAGGTATTGTATCGGCTTTACACCCACCAAACCACCACATACACTCAGCAAATGTACTGAGTCGACTACAAACTAACATATCACTTTTTGCACCCAATAACATTGTTGCTGCAGAATATTGCATTTGCGTGATATGATTTGGTTTAATATATGTTATTACATTGTAATCTTTCAAATAATCAAAATATTCTGGTAAAACGCCGTCTTTATCTGAAGTAAGAAAAATTGTTTTTGCTTTTGGTAAAAATTTATCAATTGCATTTTTATATGTTTCAAAATTATAATCTCTTATAACGCCATCACGAATTTGAGTGCAGTTAGGAGGATCAAACTTGTGTGTCCATGTTCTTATTTGTATTGTTAATAATGGATATTCAAATTGCTTAGAAACTCTATCTACCTCGGATAAAACCTCATTTTTCCATTTAATTTTTTCAATTCCATTTTGAATCCTTTTATATACTTTATCACATATAAGACTTCTATCGTAAAACCAATCAATAGTAAGATTTTCTGAAAATAAATGAGCAATATTTTCATTTGTAATATCAGGTTTTCTTCCCAAAACTTTAGCATCATTTATTAAATCGGGCTGTTCTGATTCTTCTGATTTTAAAATAAGAAATCTAGCTGAAATAAATGATTCACCAAATTCATGTGGACCATGACAAATTAAAGAATCATCAAAAATTTCTCGACAATCTGCATCAAACCAATGATTAACTCTAGGTAGTATATTGGTTTCTGCTATGCTTAAAGCAGTAATAAAAGACTTAAGAAAGTTACATAAACCAGATTCTATTTGAACTGTAAATTTCATATAAAAAAATTATTTCACAAATTCATTTAATACAGTTGTCCATTTTTCACGGCACCGTTCAAGAGTATATTCCTTTGAGTAATATTGTCTAGGAGAAAATAAATTAAGATTTTTTACAACATATCTTATTGTGTTTGGAAAATCTTCATCATTTGCTATTAATCCCCAGGTTTTATCGTCTTTTCTGTCCAGATAACATCCCATAGGTCTTGATACCATTGGAATATCACATGCGCCTATTTCTATCCCGGCAAAATGACCCTCTTCATTTCCGGAAGTACAAATAGCACATACAGATGAATTAATTAAAAGTCTGACTGTTTCGGTATTAACTCTGTTGAATATACGTACACGATTTCTACTGTGAGATGGTATGACATCCAAATTAGTATTATCCTTCATTACTAAACAAAAATTAAAATCGGTCATCGCTTCTATTAGATTCAAAACTCGATGAAATCCTTTTTTATGATATGAAGAATCACCTATAAAAATAATTGAATTAGGTAAAACATCAGGATGTCTTTCAGGGATAGGTTTAAAAAAATTAAAATCAGATGATTGTTCAATTACTCTTACGTTTTTTGGATTAATTCTATCTTTATAAATATTGTATGTTTGTTTTGAAGCAAAAACTACACATGTGGATGCGTTTATAACTTCTGTTTGCATAGGTTCATTCATCGTATCTTGAATTAAACTGAATGTAGGAACATCAATATTAAGTTTACGAAAATAAGAACCATTTCTAATAATATAATCAGGATAAGGTTTAGTAGATTCTATTACATTTGGAAGTATTGAATAATCTGTATATCCATTACATTTGTCTTTAAGATTAGGAAACCAATCTAATAAATCATGCCAAAACGTTCTTGTATTAGGTATGCATGTCAAACAATCATTTACCAGCCACCCATTCTTAAATTGTCCCCATTTGGATTTATCTATAATGTTATTCATGATATATCATTTTTTATAAAAATTTAGCCAATATTCAATCATCTCATCCATTAATTGCTCAAACGTATAATCAGGTTTCCACCCTAATTCGGTTGTAATTTTTGTACAATCACCTCTTAGGTAGGGCAATTCTTCAGGTCTTAAAAATTTCGGATCTTGCACAATATAATCTTTGTAATTTAATTGTAATTTATCAAAAACATAGTTACACATATCTCTAACAGAACGTGTTTCGCCTGTTGCCACTACCCAATCATCAGGTTTATTATGTTGCAATATTAAATGCATTGCCCGTACATAATCTTTTGAATGACCCCAATCCCTTTTAGAGTCCAAATTACCCATCACTAATTTGTCTTTCATACCTAATTTAATTTCTATTGCTGTTTTAACCACTTTGTTTGTTACAAAGTTACTGCCACGTCTTGGTGATTCGTGATTAAATAAAATACCATTACTCGCAAATAATTTATATGCTCTTCTATAATTACGAACTATATTGTATCCAAATACCTTTGAACAACCATAAGGACTAACAGGGTTCATAACTGTTGTTTCCTTTTGAGAACCATCTTCTTCTACGGATAAACCAAACATTTCTGAACTACTTGCTTGATACAATTTAGCATTTGGGCATGCATGTTTATATGCTTCCAATATATTAATAACACCTAATGCATTTGTTTGTACTGTAAATTGTGGAATATCAAAACTTATTCTGACATGAGATTGGGCGGCTAGGTTATAAATTTCATCTGGTTGTATTTCCCGCAACAACCTTTCCATTACTCCTTGATCCAACAAATCACCATAATGCACATGTATTTTATCTCTTACTGAATCCAATCTTGTTTGTTGATGTTCAGGCATAGAATTTCTGCGCACAATTCCATATATTTCATATCCTAACGAAATCAGATGTTCGGTCAAATAGCTTCCATCTTGTCCATTTATACCTGTAATAAATGCTTTTTTCATGTTTATAGTCGTATTTATGATCGCAATAACTATTGCAATAGTTATTACTTTTTAAAATGTCCTATGACCAGAAAACACTGACATTTTTGTTAGATCTGGCCAATCTTGGTATTTCCATTTTCTTGGTTTTGTTTCAATCGCTTGTGTTAACTTATTGAGTCCTAACTGCGCTGTTTCTGGTGTCATATAGTAATGGTATCCCAATATATCAATATTTTGTTCTCTCCAAGGTATATCAGGAAGACGGCCATCATAGCTCATTTTTTTAAGTATAATTCCGTCTTCTTTATTATCTAATAATATCATTCCTCCACGACCTAAACTCAGATGTTTTTGGAATTGAAAACTTACACACATATAAGTATTTGGGATATAGCTATTTTTTTCCCATAATACTGCAGCATCAATTATTTTTTTATCATCATAATTTAAACTATAAAAATTATCCCATTGTTCATCTCTCCAATCTAATTGTATTTTTAATTTATTAGCTAACATGGGTATGGACAAATATGTACGTACTGGAACACTAATCTTTGTTATATTGTTTAATCTCAAACATAATTCAATACCATGCGTACAACTATCAACAGCCACTGCATAAGGCGCATTAAAAAAAAGCGCAATTTCATTTTCAAATTTTGTTACTGTGTTAAACATTTTAGTTATTATAACCTAATTTTTTTGCATTAGAAATAGCTTTGGTGCCATCAATTTTTTTAGTTAATACTGCAGGATTTCCTTTATATACACCCCATTCTTCGGTATCACCTAATAATAAACTTCCGGCAGCCAATAATACACCTTTTCTTAATCTGGAACCTGGTAGTACGATTGAATTTGTTCCTATATTAGAAAATTCATCCATAATTACAGATTCTATAATTTGCTTGCCTTTTAGTTCATGCGGTATCATTGCTCCAAACAAACCACTATCGTCAAATCTGTCAGATCCGCATATTATTCTAGCTCCTGCCATTATGTTGTTAAATCCTTTAGCAATAAAGTTAGCAGTTTTACCTCCTAAAATAGTTACATAAGGACTGATATGCACATAATTACCAATTGATATTTGTGTTGTACAATAAAACCCTTTATCTATAGCAACATGATTATATATGATACAATTATCTTTTTGTTTTATTACAATATCCAAATCTAAAATTACATCCTGGCCAATTTTCACAAAATAAATGTTTTATCAATTTTTTGACCATAATACGGACCAGTTTTATATTCATAAACAAATGTATCATCTTCTAATATTAAATAATTATGCCCGCCTGCAAATGTAAAACTAGCATCTCCAGCTGATAATATCGGCTCCGCAATTATAGTATCATCTATATCATAAAAAATACATTGTACTTTTCCTTTTATAACACACCAACTTTCTTGTGGTATATAATTTTCATCATGTCTTGGGTTAATATTATGTTTATGAGGTTTAAATGTTTGTCCTTTGGGCAATTTTAATGCAGCACATTGCAAATATGTTTCTTCAGAACTTAAATCAGTACGAGTTGATACAATATCATTGTATCTTACAATTTGGTGAAGAAGTTGGCCGTTAATTTTAGAATATATTTTTTCCATATTACTCACTCTTTTCTCCCTCCTGGATATGATATGCCAAAGAATTAAAACAAGTTATATGTTTCATGTCATATTTTTTTTCCAGAATATCATGAAAATAATAATCATCTCCAGATTTTAAAAAAGGATCTCCAAATTTACCTATTCCTGTTGTATAAAGGTTTCCTTCTGGATAACCACCCGATTCCCTGAATGTTTTAGTTTCAAATAAACAAGGCATATAAAGACCTAGAGATCCTATTTTATCTAATCTGGATATTTTTGCACTTTCCAACCAAGCTTTATTGTTAAAATTTTTTGGATGGGTACCAAAATTATATTCCCGAGCCCAACCTCTATTTGGTATTCCTGCTCCAACTTCCAAACGTCCACTTTCAACAAGCCTGCTGCATGGAATGTTTTTTCCATTATGATGCTGAAACAAACCATCAATCCATCCTTCACTAAAAGCCATATCGCTGTTAACAAAAATAATATTGTCAAATTCACTTGTCATACCCCCATAATTCCATGCACGATATGTCCGATTCAAATAATAATCGTTTGGGTTTTGATCATTATAAATTGAATATTTTATAGGTTTTGTTTTTATATGTTCCAAAACTTTATATGAAGCATCATTACAAATTATTCGAAACCCTATTTTTATATTTTCTGATTTACAAACATCTGAAGAAAATTGATCAACTATAAAATCCAAAAAATCGATACTTTTATAAATCATAGTGATGATTTCAACATTCCTGGGTATCATGATATTTCTCCGGAATAAAGTTCAATCAGCTTTTTTTTGTTTATAGGATTTTGCTCTTCGTTTACTTTAAACCAATCGGGAATAATTTTTTCTGGCAATTTTTCTACAGTAAGTGTTTCTTCGTCAATCAAACGATCCAAATCCCATCCTTTTTGACCAAGAGATTTATAGTTTAAATATTTGTCAACAATATACCTATCTTTACTGAATCCCAAATGAATCACACTCACATCAACAGGACATCCTCTGACTGTTCCTTGGGGCACTTGACCATGGTGCAATCCTTTTATTTCTTCAAACCATAGGCGGGTTGGCTTTCCCCAAAGAGGAAACCAATGTAAATGCAGATTGTGATAACCTTGATCTACCCTATACCAAACATCGCTTCTCCAAAGGTTATAATGACCAAAACAAGGCAAATCAATACCCTTATCATCCAACTTTTTGCAAAGCTTTCTTAAATTATCATCAACTAAAAGTCTTCCATCAAGTAAAAGATCACCATCAAGCCATAATACCCAATCAACATCTGGATGTTCTTTTAATAAAAGTTTATATAATTCAGCTTTGCATATAAGTTCTTCATTAAATCTGTTTACTGGGCTGTAAAGAACTGTTGTTTTATGCTTATATTTTTCATATATTTCTCGGCTATTATCCGTGCTTGCCTGATCCCATATATAAATATGATCACAAGGTTCCATGCATCGGAACCAATTTTCCAGATTACCCCGAGAAGCTTCATTTCTGAGTTGAGCAAAACCTATAATTTTCATATTAGCAACCTTTTCCTCCGATTATTGAATTATCATTCCAACCATTTTCAAGTGTTTTTACAAAAATATGACTTTCATTTATTTCTTTTGTGATTACACGATTTTGTAAAAAATTATTTAGTTTAGATCCGAAATATTCAATGTCTTTCGCAGACAAAAAACTGGCATCCTCAACATTCTTAAGTTCCAATTTTTTAAAATTTTTTATGTATGAAACTGTAAAATATTTTTTATATATTTCAGTTTCAAACCATGCCTGTGAAAATGCTTGTTCAACTTGAACTCCTTGTTTATTATTTTTTATATATTCAATTAATTGTTGCAAAACTTCACGTTTAAAAATAATTACTGGAAAATTTATAAAAAAATCATTTTTAAATTTTTCTTGCCGTAAAAAAATCTTTGTTTCGGAGGACAATTCTTTATAAGATTTTTCAGATTTAAGATAATCATTTAATTCATCTATATTTCTTCCCTGTTCCATTCCAGAAAACATTAATAAAATTGCTCCGATTTCACGTCCATCACTTTTCAATTTTTGTATTTGTTCTATTTCTTCATTTGTAGGAATTCGTTCCACAGATACATCATCCTCGCAATAAAAAACCCAATCAGAAATAAAATTTTTAGATCCTTCAACCAAGTTTCCAAAAATTCCTTTTCTTTCGTGAACAAAAACATTCCATCCATATTTTTCAAATGAAGAAAAATCTTTTTCGATATTTTCCACAAAATCATCTATTGTTAGATTTTTTATAGTAAAATTGTATTTGTCTAAAAATTCTGTACATTTTTTTAAGTTTTCAAATCTATTTTTAAGATTTGTACCTATTACAACACAGTCCATATTCATATATTTTTTAATACCTCGATTATTTTTTCAGATGTAGTTCCATTTCCCAACCAGTCAATATTTTTATTTTCTTCAAATTTTTTAACAAAATTATTTATATTATCTATTTCATAACGACAAACATGATCATTTATTTTTAACATAATCGAACAATGATTTTGTATGCTTTCGGGTCGTTCAGTATAATCCCTAGGAACAATCACTGGAACATTTAATAATGCAGGTTCTTCTTGGGCTGTTCCTGAATCGCTTATGATAAAAATAGAACGATTGCATAATTTCAGATATTCGTCAAAACTTTGAAGAGGTATGCATATGCAATTCTTTTTATATTCTTCATATAATCCATATTCTTCAAGTTTTTTTACTGTTCTAGGAAAGTTTAAAAATAAGAATGTATAACCATAATTCTTCTTGAAATGTTTTATATAGTCCAACAAAATCTGCATTCGGTTTTTATATAAGAAATTTTCTGGACGATGAATATCAACCAAAACATGTTCATATGTTCTTTGTCCAAACTTCTTTTGTTTTACAACTTCAACGATAGTATTTCCCACTACATGAATGTTTTGGGCATCAATATTTTCTTTTAACAATTTTTGCTTATAGTTTTCATGATAAACGAAAAGAATATCAGACACACTATCACAAACAACCCGATTGATTTCCTCTAGCATTCTTCGGTCTCCAGATCTCATTCCCGCTTCAATATGAATTACACAATATCCTTCTTTTTTTACTGCGACTGAAGATGCAACTGAATTGGAATCTCCTAAAAAGATAACACCATCAACATTTTTTAAGGTTCGCAAAAGTTCAATAAGTTTTACTGAAGCTTCTGCAGTTTGGTGAAAATGTTCTTTACCTTCTCCACCAACATGAAGATTATGATCTGGATTTCTAATAGAAAGATTATTAAAAAAAACATCTGAAAGCATTGTATCAAAATGCTGCCCGGTATGAACCATGACATGATTGAAATTATCATCAAGCTTTTTAAAAATTTCCGACATACGGATAAAATCCGGACGTATGCCTGTCACTGTAACAAATGTTTTTTTCATTGATTGTAATGGGTTATTTTACGAGGAACCATCTTACCTAGACCTTTTGTGTTTTCAACCCTATAATCTGTTATTTTGCATGTGTATTTTTCAAATAATGTACGATTAAAATCCTGAAATAATTGTGAAAGAATAGGGTGATGTTGTGTGTAATTTCCCAAACCATGCCATTGATGTATTACAATAGGAACATTGCTGTATTGTACATTCATTTTTTTATTTAAAATTCGTTTCACCAAATCATTATCATCATAGGCAACAGCAAAACTATAATTTTCATCAAAACCTCCAAGATCATCCAAATCCTTTTTCTTTATGGCACATGCAAAATGCATTTTTGTGTCCCTATAAATTGGATGATTATACCATGCGGTTTCTTCGCAATGGCTAACTGGACGGTTCACTATTGGATTTATAGACTGATTGATGACTGAAAAATCAATTTCTTTTACATTTTCATTTCTTATTTTTTCAGAAAGCTGCTTGTCTATGTTATAGCAACTAAAAACCAAATAATCGTTATCAGATATAGTTGAAGCTTTTTGAAGAACTTGACCCATATGAAAACATTCAGGGTTTTGAATTAAAACTGTGTCTCCTTTGACATAACTAAAACCTATGTTGAATGGAATGCACGGATTGGTATAAAATTTATTTTCTTTTTCTAATCGAACCAATGTTATTGGGAAATCGTATTGTTTGAGTTTTTCTTCAAGACGATGCTCTTCAGAGCTACAATCATCAACAACAATTAATTCAAAATCAGTATATTTGCTTTTTTTAATTGTTCTTAAAGTGAACTCAAAAAGATCCCACCGATTATTATAAGCTGTTACTATAGATACCATTTTTCTTTATTTCTTTTAGTATTTTTATTACTTGTTCCCTGCTTGAATCTGGAACGCAATTTTGCCATGCTGGATTATAACCATGTTTTTTGGAAAATAAACCAATACCTTTAATAATATTTTCCCGCCAATCATTACGGGGTCGAATCGAACTGCTATGCTCTGAACACATTTGTTCACCAATATAATCCATACTGTCAGCAAGGTCTGCCCAATTCCAATAAGGAGTGGTATAACCTGCTTTGGCTATTCGATAACTATGCTCTACATGTTCAAAAGCGTTAAGAAATTGTTCATCAATAAAACCAACCCTTTCCAATACTTCCCTTGTATAATAACAAAAAGACCCTACACATCCTTGAACAATTGCAATTTTTAGATTATCTGGATATTCCACCACAAACCGAGGACATGCCGGACCTCCTGATAAGCCATTTTTATTGGCAGGACCATGATAAGCAAACATAAAATGTTGAATTCCTGTAGCTTCCCTGGCTTTTATATATTTGTTGAAAACATCAGTATTTTTAATAATCATGTCATCTTCAATTATGAAAATGTGCTCAAATCCCCTTTCCAATAAGTTTTTAAATAATATATTTTTACTTTTACCTACACCCTGATTTTGTTTATTTTGTATAAAAACATGATTTTCACGGGTAGGTTCTTTAATTGGTTCACCATCATTGATTGTAACCACAAAATAGTCTTCTGGAATGCTTGCAAGGCATTTATTGTAAAAATCCTGCCTATTGCAAGTTACTATTCCTATACCAATGTTTTTCACTTGTATTGATTTACTTTAATATAAATAATATCAATGGCTGATCCGAATGTAGTTAATATCAAAGGATTACCTCGTATTGAGGAAATTGTTAATGGTAATCTTTTAATAGTCGAAAACGAACAAGGCACAAATACGCTTGATTTTGTTAATTTTGTTATTGGTCCAAATAACACTAGTTTTTTTAATCAAATTATAAATTTATCTGCTGCCGTGGTTTCTTTAAGTGCCACAACCACCAGTCTTATTAATAGTTTAAGTGCTACAACCACCAGTCTTATTAATAGTTTATGTGCCACAACAAATGCTCAAATACAATCACTTTCCAGTACTGTAGATACTAAACTTTTAAATGTATCTGCAATTTATTACACAACAGGAACAGTAATCATAAGTACTGGATATAATATAAGCGATTTAGCTTCAGTTATAAAACCTTCTTCAAATCTGGATATATCTGCAAATGATTTCACTTTGGTTTTAGGATCCAGTGCAAGTGGATATCCAATTCTTTATATGAATAACAATGATGTTACCAATATTGGAAACGTTGTTAATTTTTACGTAAGAACAACCAATATTGTTCAAACAAGCAGCATAAGTATTCGATACAGAATTTTAAAACCTTATTCGGTTTAAATTATATTTATAAAAGATTACCTGTAACTACAACTCTACCTGATAATCCTGTATATGAGTTTGTCCCTAAACTTTCTACTCTAAACCATATTTTATTTTGCGGAGATGCATCATCACCTGAAACTAATGCTTTTCCATTTAATGCAGTTACAGATCCACCAATTCTATAATATCTGTTTGTAGTAAATGTATTGCCACTAGCAGTTACTGGTGTAAGTGAGTTTGTAACCTGATTAGCAGCATTTGTTAATGTATCGTGTCTATATAATCTAAATGTAGGTAAGCTACTATCACTCACACTACCGCCTACTACTGCATCAATAATAATGGAATAATCTGTAACTAAAAATATTTTACCAGCTGGAACAGTATATAGTAATTGAGGAGATAATGTATTAAGAAAATTTATCGAACTTAAAGCTGTAATACCTACGGCTATTTGAGGGGATATAGTTGTAGCTGGGTTTGGTATAATACTAGAAATAGAATTTACAGTGCTGTAAACACTATCCCAACTGGCACTTGATGCATACATTTTAGATTTTGTAGCTTCCCATCCAGCACTATTGGTTCTTACATTGCTGTAAACGCTATCCCAACTGGCAGATACTGTTGGTATCTGTCCCAGATTAACATCAGTTCCTGTTAGATAAGCCGCACTATTATTAATCAGGTTAGTATAAGCATTGGTCCAATTAGCACTATTTGTTCTTACTGAGCTGTAAACACTATCCCAACTACCACTAGCAACTTGTAATGGTGTTATATAAATGCTTTCTTCCCAAGTATCACTAAGCGATTTTACAGTGCTATAAACGCTATCCCAACTGGCACTAGCAACTTGTAATGGAGTTATATAAACGCTTTCTTCCCAAGTATCGCTCAAAGATTTTACAGTGCTATAAACGCTATCCCAACTGGCACTGGCAACCTGTAATGGAGTTATATAAACGCTTTCTTCCCAAGTATCGCTCAAAGATTTTACAGTGCTGTAAACACTTATCAATTGTTTTGAGGATAGATCTGCTTGAAGAGTATTTTTCAAAAAATCAGTATAATTTATTTGAGTTTCCCGAATACCTCGATAACCAACCAAATAATCTTGGAAGGTTAAACTTGACACTGAATCAAATGTTGCAAAAGTACTATCAGCCATATTACATTCCTATACCTCTTACGGTTGGCTCCTTGTATATTATTTTTTCCTTTTCTTTTTCTATAACGTGGGTTTCCACATTATTTACCTTAATTTTGCGTAAATGTTGATATAAAAGAACCAAAGCAAGCGCCATCGGATCAAAAACAAATATTAATATCAAAATAAAGTATCGAACAGTGCGATCCAAATCCAAGTCCAATCCTTCAGAAATGAACTTAAATGTCAAAATATCGCTCTTTTTGACCTGAATTTGTTTGTTTGTAAGAATCTGTGTTTCCAATTCAAGTATTTCCCTTTGAGTTTGATCATATTCTTTCATTAAATTTGAATATTCTGTATTGGCAGATTCTATGGCTTTTGATGAAACATCAATCATTTTATCTTTAGTTTGTTGTGCCCTTTTGTCATTATAAACAATTTTATCTCCTTCTTTGTCTTTGCCTTCCACCATGGTTGTGCTTTTCACAGCATCATTAAGACGTTGTTCTTGTTCTTTCTTACTATCATTCAATTTTTTTAAACGGTCGTCATATTGCACAAGAATTTCTTTTTTCTTTGCTTTGATACTTTCCAAATTGTTTATTTTTCCTTCATCAATTGAATATTCCGCTTTACTAACAGTATATGCAGAACTTAAAAATCCGTAAATTCCAAGACTTGTGATAAGAGAAAGTGCAATTACACCTGCAACAAGATAACTGGTCAGCATTTTGTTAAGCTTATGCCAAAGATTATGAAGTCCAACAGTGGCTGAAAATTTTGCAGCTTCTAATGCCAATCCAAGAATAATGATAGGAATGAATTGGCTTTTGAAAAGATGGGCCAGTCCATATACAGAAAAGAACGCGGCACTTCCGGCTAGTACGAGAATGCTTGCTAAAAGAGAATATTTGTATAGATCAATCTTCACGAAAGGAATGTTATATCACCGGAACTAGGTGCACCCCCTCCTGATGTTATTCTTGCTCCCTGAGCATTAATCGGAAGAACTCCTGTTGGGACTGTTCCAAATGTAACCCACTGACCACCCACATAAAAATCATAAGCTTTGCTGGATCCAACAAAAACACTGGCCGCAGCAGAAGCAGCACCAACAATAGTATTTGTTGTAATTGGTATTGCTTTAGTGAATCCTGCTGGTGTGGTTATTACAGCATAACGATTATAAATTAAAGGTTGCGTGTCACGATAAGCTGGATTAGCGCAAACAGATGGATTCAGGGTAGAATCCAATATAGAAGCGTTAAAAGTGGTTATAGGAGGAAAAACAGTGCTAGTGGAAAGCTCTTTAAATTTTCCTTCTTCTAATGTTTGATAAAATCTTACTGTTTCGCTTGGTAATATTGCCATTAAAATATTTATCAAAAATGCATATTAATTAATAAAACCATTTTTCAAATTATATACACTGTTTCCTTCTGTATCTGTAATTTCCAAAATATCTTCATTATAGATATTAATTTTTTCAAAAATACTTTTATGTGCCTCATGAGCATCTATGGCAGATGTATCAACTGTACGGATTTCCTTTTTCTCATTATTCACGACTTTTACAGTGTAATTTTGATTCATAAACCTATTTACAAGCGTTATTCTTTTTTAAAGTTTGTTCTTATCTATGCCCAAAGTGAAATTTTCACATCCCAGACAATCTTCTACATTAAAAACTCTGAATCTTCCATCATTTAATTGTACCAGAAACATGCAACTATGATCCAATCCATAATCAATAAGAACTATTGCTCGTCCTTCTCCATGGTCTTTAGCAACAACCCAGATAGGAGGGTCTAGTTGCAATAATCTTTGATTCATTAAAAACTCCCAAGCAATTGAACTTGTGACATTTTATTTAAAATATTGTCTTCAGTTAAAACAAAGTTGCTGTAAGCTATTTTTTCCAAAATATTTGGATTTTTTAAATTAATCATTCTGCCCAAGTTTTTACATGTTCTAACTTCTATTATAAGGCATGGACTAAAACCGTTCATGAACAATGAAGGGCTTTTCCATTCATAAAGATACTGATTGCCATAAACCTTCTTCAAAATCAAATTAGGGTTATTTTCACAAAAAATGCGCAAATACTCTGTTATTTTTGCAGAATTTTGTTGACTTGATGTATTTTGACAATATAGTGATGCTATATTTTTATAATCCTGTGCAAGCTTCATCTTTTATATTTAGCAAAATAAATAATATATAAAATGTCTTTAAGCATTTGTTTTACCAGTAGATTCGTTCGTTTATGTGATGAACTGAAAATACCTGTCGATTTTCTTAAAAAGAAAATAGAGGGTTATTTGAAAAGTAGCAGAAAAAAAATAAATGCTAAACGTTTATATTTTGATACACATGGAAATCTAAAAATATCCAAATATGAAGAATTGGTTCCTTTGATAGGAATTGTAACTTATTCAGTAGAAAATACGAAATTCAATATTAAGCGCAAAAACTTTTTGCGAGATCTTTTACATGAACTTAGACATTTCCAACAAGATCGAATTTATGGATGGGACATGGATCAATATTCATTGAATGATATTAATAAATGCAACAGTACTTATTATAAAAGCAAAATAGAAATTGATGCCAGAAAATATGAAAAACGTTCGTTGAAACTTTATCAGGAAGTTAGAAAACTTTATGGTTGATCAAATATAAAAATCCAGGAATACAAATAAAAAATATTCCCAAATCAAAAAAGAAAATGCCAATAAACAAAGAAAGCCAAAATGAAATGCATATATGGCATCCGCTTAACTTTGCCAAAAGTGGAAATTTTAAACTAAGATAATCATGAAACGGAATTTTAGTAAAAATTGCTAAATCATCCTGAATTGGACTTTTAAACCAAATAACCAAAAGTGTTTCTACAATTGCAGAACAAAGAAATAATGATTCAATCAGCATTTTGCAAAACCAGATTCTTTTTTATGTTTTGAATGGTTTGTGTTCTTAAATTGTTGTGGGCGCATGGATAACAACCACCTTGACGTTTTAAGCTTGTATTGCTTTGCACATATGAATTTCTTAAATTTTGGCAATTTTTTATCTGACTTGGACAGGGTTGGTCCATTTGAAAAAATTGCGTAATAATTCCGTATTCTTCAACAATGTCCATAAAATTACTTATCTGAAACTTTTGGTATATCAATAGATTGAGAAAGTTGTTCTTCTTTTTTATTATCACTTATGCTTTGATCCAGAAAAGCTCTCCATGATATAAATCCTTGTAAAAAAAAGTTTATAATTATAATTGCGGTTTGAACAGGTCCAATTTCAGAAAAAAGCTTGTATCCGCTTAAATCTGACATAAGGGCAGTCAGAGAAGCTATACTAATATAAAGAAATCCTCTTAAAACGTATTTTTTTAATTTAAATCTTTTTGCCATCAATACTATTTAGCAAAGAAATCACTTCATCCTCAAGATATGGCATGCCTATTTTTTTCCAAATTCCTTCAAAGCTTTCATAATCTTTTATATTTTTTCTTTTAAGCCAATATACTGTTAAGCGAGATGGTTTTTTTCCTGTCATTTTGGAAAATACATATGCATACAGGCTCAACTGAAGAGCATATGTGAAATATTCATTACAGGGCAGATGGTTTACGGGAGATGCAAAATAACTGTTTTCCCATCGACTTGTTCCGAAAGTAAACTTTTTATTGGTCTTGTAATCGATAATTTCAAAAAAATTATTATCCATATATTCTGCAATCAAATCGGCAGTTCCTGCAATATGATAATCATGATCATATATCATTGTTTCGCTCAAAACCTTTTTATTGTGAAGGCGATGATCCGTATTCATTTTTTCAAGGAAAGGTTTCAAAGATGGATCACAATCTTTTCCTTCCAGATAATTTTGAATATCATGATGTATTCTTGTTCCAAAACCTGTTCCTTTATTTTTAATTTCTTCCCATTCGTTAAGAACCTCTTGTTTGTTTACTCCCCGGTTTCCAGCAATACGTTCTGCTATTTTTTCGAAATCTGTTTTGGGTTTGAATTCGCCTATAAAAGTTGTTACACTTTTAAAAATTTGACCATCAGAAATTCTTGTATATGAATGTTTTTCTGAATCGAAAATAATTGGGCAAGAATTTGACATTCACTTGTTATAACATAAGATAACTAAAATTCAATGGCACATGGCACATCGCATTCCAAAAACATCCAAAAATTTAAAGGTTGCAAAATCGGCACCTTCAACAAAACAAGTATCAAAACTCGCCTACTCATTGGTAAACAATATAATGACCGCGTGTCTGGATTCAGAAAAGCATTATTCTGGGGAATGGTATGCAGAAGGATACAAATGGCACCTAACACGATCAATCAGGCATGCAACAAACTCATTAATGTTGGCAGAGAAATTGGAAAAAGAATTTAATAACGAAACAGCCCTTGATCATGCCAAAGGCGCTGCAATACGTGCAATAATGGCAATTATATGCCTGCAAAATAAAATTAAATAAAATTGTCTGATTTTTTAACTTTTACACCATAAAATTTAAATATTTCCAATCCTTCAGTGTCATTATCATATTCTTCTTGGTATATTACTTCAGGAATTCCCCATGCACATATCATTCGGGCGCAGTAACTACACGGAAGAAGTGTAGATGCAATTAACCGACATTCTCCGCGTTCAAAAAGACTTAGTAAATTGGTTTCTGCATGAATCATGTATTTTCTACGATGATTTCGGTCATTCCAAAAATTTTTAACTACATTTTTTCCGCCGACCAATCCGTTATAAGCAACACCAAGAACTCTGTTGTCAAAACTTAAAGCACATGCTCCTACTTTTCTGTATGGATCTTCGCTTCTTTTTGATGCTTCAATTGCAAGATTCAGAGCATATTTATTCCAACTAATTCGCATATTCGATTATATCATGGGAACTATATATTCAACATTTCCCTATAAAATTATCTAAATATTATCATGAAGTCTGTGGCCAAAATACTAACAGAGAATCAGAAAAAACTGAAGGATGCGTCGTATATTGGTTATGACGATGAAAATGATACCGTACTAATAGTATGTCCACATGAGTCAATTCAAATTTTTCAAAAAATGTTCGAAAAACACGGAAATCAAAGCATATATTATGAAGAAACTGAAACAGGTGCTGTGATGGTTTATATTTGATTATCCATTCAAATCCTGCAAAAATTTCTCTTCTATCATAAAAGTTTCCTGCAAAATTTGTTTTTCTTCTTTATTCAAAAAAAGCCGTCCCACGTTGTTTCCTTGAATATATAAATCAGCATGAACTCCATCATTTGGAAGTATTGTTATAATATCAAGAGAAACTAAAGAATTTTTTTTCATTTAATAAATTGCATATTTGATGTTCAGATACGCTTCCACTTGCTGGCGTTGTGGCGTTGTTCGCCGTGGCGAGCAGGAACATACCAATAGTCCAGCAAGAATTACTAAAATCATTGTATGTCCATAATCCAGTTGTCATTTGTAGAAAAAAGCAAACCATTGGGAGATGCCGTAGGAGCTATTGTTGAATGATTAACTACTTGAATTTCCGGCCCGAAACGATTGGAGCCTGTAGAGTTAGTTGGACCTCCTGTCAGAGTAAGCAAAGGAATTGGGCTTATTACAATGTTTCTTACTGTTGATGATTCTGCTCCATAAAGATTTATGTTTCCAGTTCCATCACTTTCAATCATGCAAGCAAAATAACGATTTGAATTTGCTACAATAGCAAAACCATTTGTTAGCGTGGTGTATGATGATGGCGTAAGATAAGCCGAGTTAAACCCAATGAGTCGTGCTTGAACAACTCCACTAACCACAAAGAATTCAACCCCAAACCCTTTTGCTGTAAGTCCGTTCGCATCTGCGGCGGGAGGAGCTACGCTATTGCCAGTGCCTCCAAATACAAAACGAATGCGACAATTTGTTGATGCAAGATACATCATTCCTTGAACAGCAAACCGTATTCTTTTTGAATAATCTATGGTAGAAGCACCATATTGAAAATCTGTTTCTAGCGGGTCGTAATATCCTTGTTTTACATATCCAGCGGCAGATGTTCCGCTTCTCATATTTATATTATACGAACCTTGCGCTTGTTGTGCATCGTTAGTTGTTCCAGTTCCAGACGCAAGTGAGTACGCCCCACCAAAACCTACTCTTCCAGCAATACTCCTTCCTATGTTAAATAGTTTTTGATCTGCTGTGCTTATGGAACTTAGATAAGCCGAACTGTTATTAATCAGATTGGTATAAGCATTGGTCCAAGTGGAGCTATTAGTTTGAGTGGTGCTATAAACACTGTTCCAGCTGGCAGATAGTGTTGGGATATCACCCAAACTTATGGAACTTAGATAAGCTGAACTGTTATTAATCAGATTGGTATAAGCATTGGTCCAAGTGGCAGATAGTGTTGGGATATCACCCAAACTTATGGAACTTAGATAAGCTGAACTGTTATTAATCAGATTGGTATAAGCATTGGTCCAAGTGGCAGATAGTGTTGGGATATCACCCAAACTTATGGA